TCATTTTTCCGCCTTGGCCGCGCATTGGTCGAGATAATCCGACCACCACTGCATCAGCTGCCGGCGCTCGTCCAGATACTCGGCGTGGTTGTACGCGCGACGCACCATGTTGCGCTCTTTGTGGGCCAGTTGGCGTTCGATCACTTCCGGCCGCGCGCCGCTGCGCTCGTTCATGATGGTCGACGCCAGCCCGCGGAACCCGTGTCCGGTTTGCTCGCCCTCGAAGCCCAGGATCTTGAGCGCCTTGTTTATGGTCTCGGCGCTCATGGGTGTGTTGGCCGGATCTCGCAACCCCGGGAACAGCAGCCGGTACCGGCCGGTGTATTGCGCCAGCTCCTCCAACAGGGCCAGCACCTGGCGCGACAGAGGGATGGTGTGGTCGGCACCCGTTTCCTTCGCGATCAGCGTCCCCTTCATTCGGCCGGCCGGAATCAGCCACAGCGCGTCAGCGCGGGAGAACTCGACCCAGGCCGCCCAGCGTAGCTCGTTGGTGCGCGGGAAGGTGTGCATCATGATTTGAATGGCGATGCGCGTTTCCGGCCGGCCGTGATAGTTCTTGACGCGGGCGATCAGCGTGCCGAGGCTCGCCTCGCTCACGTGGGGGAAGTGCTTCACCGGCGCGCGCGGGTCCAGGAACTTCTTCAGGCCCTGGGTGGGGTCCGCCGGCGCGCGGCCCGTGCCCACGGCGTACTGGAACACCATGCTGGTGGCGCTGATGAACCGGTCGGCCATATCCGGCGCGCCGCGGGCTTCGATCCGCTTGGCGGCATCCAGCACGACCTTTCCCGGGATCGCGTCCACCGCATCGGCGCCGAAGTATGGATAGGCGTCGTTCTTGAGCGTGTTCGAGATCCGCGCATGGTAGCCAGCGCTCCAGGCCGGCCGCCGCAGCTCGAGCAGTTCCTGGGCCACCGCCTGGAATTGCCGTTCAGCTTCGGCCTTCTGGGCTCGCGCATCTTCTTGTCTCTGGGCGACAGGGTCATCCCCTTTCGCCAGCAGTTGGTCGATACGCGCGCGCTCGGCGCGGGCTCGGGCCAGCGGCACGGCCGGGTAGTCGCCGATCGTGAGCATGCTCTCCTTGCCTGTAACCGGGCTGCGGTAACGCACGCGCCATTTCTTGGCACCGGAGCGCAGGAGTTCCAGAAACAGGCCCCCGCCGTCGAACAGCTTGTTTCCGCCGGAAGGGCTGAACTTGGCCAGCCGGCATTTGGGGTCAGTGAGTGGTACTACTTGACGTGCCATTTCTTCCTCGATTTCACTTTTTCGGAACGGCTTTATAGCCGTCGGGGTCAGCCAGCCAAGCCAGGATGTCGGCGCCCTTGTAGGCGGTGCAGTTCGTAGACTGGGACACAGGCCGCGGCGCGCGGCCCTGCAGGATGCGGTGGCGCCAGGTCTCGCGCGAAAAGGGGATCAGCGCGGAGAATTGGCTCCAGCGGTACAGGCCCTCCGGATGGATCGGCGCCGGTGCGGCAGCGGCTGGTGCTTGGTGTTGGGCTGCGTGTGCCATCACATCTCCTTATTGTCGATGTCGGCGCCCAGCGGCAGCGCCATGGTGTGCGCGCAAGGCGGCATCGGGAGAGCCTCGCCGGCCGGCACAAATGCCGTGCAGCAGGGTTGGCCAGTCTTGTCGTATTGCCACTCGGCGGGGTATTCGGCATCGCCGGGCTTGAACGCCATGGACAGCGCGATCAGGCCGCATACCTCGTTGTCGTCGCACTCGTTGACGTCGTCGCCCTCGCGCATGGCGCGGTCGCAGGCACAGCCGCGGCACCAGGCGTCGAAGAAGAATTCGCCCTCGGTGCCATTGGATGGCTGATAGGGTTGGCCCGCGCGCTCAGCGTTGAGCGCGGCATGGCCAGCCGGTAGGATGGGGCTAGGCATCGCGTCCCCCCTGTTCGGGCTGGGCGGCAGAAAGCGCGGCGCGCCAGCCGTGCAAGAAGAAGCCGTGATAGTTGACCGACTCGGATAAGGTCCATCCCGCTGCTCCGACTTCGGCTCGGCATTCCGCCCACGCTGCCTCTACCTCCCCGGCGTGCTGCTGGCGGTCGTTCAGGACCGCCGCCCGGGCGTAAGCGCGCGATTCGGTTTCCGTGTCTCGGAGTTCCGCCGGCAGCGGTGGCAGCACCACGGTATCCGCCAACTGGGCGACACCATCAAGCCCAGAACTGGCGCGGGTCTCGGTCGATTTATGGCCCCGACGGGCGCCATCGCGCGGGCCGGTTTCAGCACCGCCGCGCGCGCCGTCCTTGTCCGCCTGGGACTGAATTCTGGCTTCCAGCCGCCGCACGGCCGCCGCCACGTCAGTGGGAAGTTCACCGGCATCTCCAGGGCGGCCGAAGCGATCGAAGATGAAGTACACCAGCGTGGCCAGGTCAGGCGACGACGTCATTCCGTCCTTGGCGCTGGCCTGGGGCGCGGCGTGGTCGTACAGTGCCTTGCCTCCCGTGCGGCCCCCACTGAAGCTGTCCACGCGGTTGTATTCGATATCGACCAGGACACCTTCCCGGTCCCGGGATTCAAGCGCATAGCAGTAGGGACGCTGCGTCTCCCCAACTACAAGCCCGCGGGCCTGCGCCAGATGACGCTCTTGCGGGTCCCCCTTGGTGTGCCACCATCGACCATGTGCATCGCCTACAGAGGCCACAGCGGCGCTTGCCGGGGCGGCGCGGGCCACACGCTCGGCGGCCCGCATACCGAGCGCGAAGCCCAGCCACATGGTGTCGGTGTCGGAGTCCATGTAGTAGGCGAAATCGCCGTTGATTTCCATGATGCCGAGCGGCGTGTTTTCCTTGAGCGCCGGCGTGTTGTTGATGCCCTGTTCGAAGTGCTTGCGCATTTCGGCCACGGTGATGGAGCCGGGCTTTTCCTTGATGGTCAGCATCTCCCGTCCCCTTTGCGTTGGGACGCAATGGCGTCGAGCGCTGAGCCGGCGGCTTCGCGCCACTCAGGCCCATGTTTCAGGTAATGGCCCAGCAGGAAGTGAATCGTCGCCGCCTGTTCATGCTCGGCCTTTCGCTTGATGTCGTGGCCATCCGCTCGCAGCAGCGTCGCGATACCGCCGCACATGAAGTTCGGGCGGCCCAGGATTTCGATGAGGTCAGCGTCCAAGGGCGGCAGCGCCGTACCCGGCGCATCGCCAGGGGCCGCAGCCATGCGGATCGCCGCATTGTTCTTGGCGTTCGCCTCGCCCATCTCCAGGCCTGCGGCGTACATCTCCTGTTCCTTCTCAGTGTTGCCCGTGGCAGGCGCCGCGCCGGGCTGCGTGTTGGTATTGGTCATGGTTAGGCTCCAATGCGAATTGCGGCAACGAGCGCGAATACGTCGTCGGTCCACGAGGGATAGGCCGGCTCACCGCCGGCGCTGGTTTCCTGGCCATAGATGGCGCGCGTCTCCTGAGCCAGCTTGGTGAGGCGCGCTGCGGCCGCGTTCAGGGACGGCGCCGCGTTCGCGGCGGGTTGGTCTGCCTCCATGCGATCGATCACGTAGAGGACGGCGCGCAGGTCTTCGCGCCGGACGCGGCAGCTATCCGGGGCTTCGCCGCGGACGCTGGTCGCGGCGGCGTCGCGCAGGCGCGCGAGGTTGTGGTGGAAGCTCATAGCGGCAGTTCCCTCCAGGTGATGACGTTGCTGGACGCCGGGATCAGGTGCGGCTGCGCGGCCGCCGCGCGGGCCGCCGCCGTGCGCATGGCAAGGTCGTACTGCATAGGGCGGCGCGCAACCGGCCGATAGGGTGGCGGGGTCGCGCCGGCGCGGCTGATATCGAGGAACCGCACCAGGTAGGGCAGGACGGCCGTCGGCGTGGCCGCCGGTACGGGCCAGCCCGTGCGCTCCGCGATCATTTCGGCCATCTGCGAGACCGTCGTGGTTGCCTTCACCGGGGCGCCGAGCTTGCGCAGTTGGTCGCCAGCGTCGCGGCGCGCAATCTGCATTTCTTCCGAGTGGTAGCGGGCGGCTTTCATGCGGCCTCCCGGAGCTTGGCCTGGCCGACTTGGCCTTCGTCGATCCAGACGACCGTGAACATGTCTGACGGCGCCGGCGGCGCGGCCTTGAGCGTGCCCAGCACCAGGATGGTATCCATGCGGCCGGCGGCCGCCAGTTCGTCGATCAGTCCAAGCGCGTCGGCGCGGCCCGCCATGTCCAGAACATCAAAGCGGTCCAGGATCAGGCAGCGCAACCCCGAAATCTCCGCCAGGGCGGCGCCGATCAGGCTGTCCACACGCCAGCGCTCGGACTCGGAAAGCAGGCGGTACGAGCGGCCACCCCAGGTGACACCCATGTCGGCGGCGATCGCGGGCGCCCACCAACCGGCCAGTTCGGCCAGCTCGGCCAGCTTGGCGTTGAACGGCTCCAGGGCTTCGGCGAGGATCTCGCCCGGGATGCCATCGGGGGACAGCGCGTCGCCGATGGCCAGCCAGGCCAGCACGTCCCCGTGATACCGGGTGGCGTTCGTCGTGCGCTCCGCGGCGCTGGTGGCGGCCTGTTTGGCGTTCAGCAGGGCCTGTACGCGGTCGTCGATCGCCTTGCGTTCGGCGCGCAGCGCAGTCACCTTGGCGCGGGCCGCTTCGACGTCGGCGGGCTGGATCTCCTCCGGCGCGGCGGCGTCCTGCAACTGGGCCGCTGCCGCTTCCGCCGCGGCGATATCGCGGCGGTCGTTTTCGACGCTGCGCGCCATCAGGTCGCGGGCTTCGATGGCCTTGGGCAACGCTGCGGCGGCTTCCGTATCGCCGGCGGCGCCGATTTTGCCGTACTGGCGCTCATAGGTCGCCAGCACCGACTTTATGTCCAGGCCAATGCCGAAGGCCACGTTCTTGGACGCCTCGGATTTCCAGAGCTGGGAAAGGCAGAGCGCCAGATCGTGGACAAGGCCGACGCGCGGCCCGGTTCCCGCTTTGGCCTCCAGGGCGGCAACATGCTCGACAAGATTCTCGTGTTCGGCTTGGTCGAACTCCAATTTTTGGCGGAGGGCCGGCAGCTTTGCGGCCAGGACCTGGCGTGCGGCTACCAGGTCGCGCGCGGCGGCATATGCGGACGCCTTTTGCTCGAGCGCTCCCAGGGCCTTGACGTTCTGTTCCAGCTTGGCGTCCACGCCAGCCAGCGCCGCGCGCTCGCCCACCAGCGCGGCCTGGTCGAACGACGGGACGTCAGCGGCCCAGCCCTCGGCCTTCTGGCTGCCCCATTGTTCGCCCGTTGCGGCCTTCCAGGCGCCCTTGGCCTCGGTCGCCTGCTGCTTTGCGTACTCGGCGCCTGCGGCGAATCCGCCGCGCAGGATGGGCTTGATCGCCGGAACAAGCTGCGGGCTGCAGCTGCGAGCCAGCAGGCGGCGCTCGATCTCGTCGGCCTTCACGTTCGTGCCGCTCAAGGCGAACAGCAGGGTGCGGCGCTCATCCGGCTTGGCGGCGGCGAAGCGTTCGGGTGCCAAGACGTAGGGAAGGGCCGGCGACTGCGGCACGAGGGCCTCGCCCGTCTGCGTGCCTTTCGGCAAGCTGATGCCGACGGCGCCGTCTCCCAGGTCCAGCGCGACGGCGCCAACCTTCGCGCCTTCCGTAACGAGCGCGCCGAATTCCTTTTTCAGGCCGACTCGCTCGGGCGTGCCCAGCAGGGCCAGGCGCACGGCCTCGGCGATACTGGACTTTCCGGCGCCATTCGGGCCGGCGATCAGGGCGACTGGCGTACGCATGTCGAGGTCGACGGCGCGGGCGCCCTGAAAGTTCTCGATGTTGATGTGGGCGATGCGCATGGCTCATTCCTCCGCTTGGGGGTCTTGCTCTTCGTGCCATTGCTTCCAGCCCTTCACCCACTGGATGCAAAGCTGACCATCCATGACGGGGCAATCGGACTCGGGTTGGCCCTGAGCGGCGGCGTTGTAGCCGTCCACGCGCGCCTGCTCCAACTGCGCGTCGGTGGGGCCGGCCGGCGCCGCCGGCGGCGGCAACTCGCGGAATTCGGCGTCTACGACATTCGACTGGTCGTCCATGCCATCGCCGTCCAGGTCGGTGTATTCCTTGCCGAGATTCATGGCGCGCTGGTCGGCTTCGCCGCGCACCTGGCCCATGCCGCCGGTGTGGGGTTGCGAATCGGCGACGACGATCAGGACGGCCTTGCCCTGCGAGTCGTAGAGGTCGTGGAGCGATTCAGCGCCGCGGCCGATCTTGATGACGACCTTGGCGCCGTCCTTGATCGTGACCTGGTCGAGGTCGCCTTGCACCACGGTGCGGCCTTCACTCGCGATCAGATGCACGGCCATTTTGATGTTGGCGTCGACGCGGTCGCGCAGGCGATCGATGATGTCGTCTTGCTTGGATTGCGAGAGCTTCGCCCAGGGCTGCGGCAGCAGTTTCAGTTCCGCCACCAAGGCCGACAGCAGGTCGCGGCCGATGGTGTTGGCGGTCATTTCGCGGGGGTCGAAGTGTTCACGGGCGTTCATATGGGATTCCTTGTCGATTCGTGACCGCCCGCCACCGGCGGGCGGGTGGCGGCTGGGTTACTCGGGGGCCTGCATCCTGCGGCGCGGCGTGGGTGCGCCGGCCGCCTGCTGGCCTCCGTTGGAGGCGCCGCGCTGGGCGGCGGCGGTCATGGACAGGCGGCGGGATTGATACAGCTGATGCAGGCGGGCGCGCTCGCCCAGGTCATCTATGCCGTCGATCGAGTCGCTGGCCAGGTCGAGGACGTCGATGGATTTCGCGTTCTGGATCTGATGCTCGACCTTGGCCGGATCCAGGCCGGCATCGACGCCCTGTTGGTCGGCCTGTTGCGTCTGGGAAGCAGGGGCGGCCGTTGCCGCGCTCTGCGCCGGGTCGCCGGCCTCGGCTTGCGCCTTCGCGGGGGCGGTGTCGGTGGTTGCGGCGGGCTCGCGCGCCTCCAGGTCCGTCGCATTGGCCTGCGCCGCCGCGGGCTGGCGCTGTGCCGGCTGGGTGGCTTGGCGCAGCTCGTCCACGTTGACGCTGATGGTGCCGTCGGGCGCGGTGGTGGCCTCGATGATGTCCTGGGCTTCCTCGACGGTCTGCAGGCCCATCAGCAACTCGGGTGCGTAGAGCTTGCCGAAGAAGCTGGCGGTCCGGTACCGCAGCATGACCTCGTCCATGGTCTGCCACTTGCTGCCATTCTTCGTGTACCAGCCTTCGAGGACGGCCATCTCGATCGACACGGCCGGCGACTCGATCACCTCGCCGGTTTCCTTCTCGATCGCCCAGGCCACGCATACCTTGTCATTGATCTTGACCTTCTCGACCTTGGTGTGCCGCTGGTTGTTCTCCCAATAGGTCGACTTGTATTCGACCTCGCGCTCACCGCGGCTTTCGATGCGGAAACGCAGGGGCGAGAATCGGCCGCAGCCGTTGATCGCGGCAATGATCCACTGCGAGGACCAGGACGGCCGGCCCTCGACGATGTAGAGGTTCTGCATCACCATCAGCGGATCGGCGCCCATGCGCTGCGCCATGTTCAGTGCGACGACCGAGTTCGCCAGCGCATTCGGGTTCTCGCGGCTTTCCTTGACGTTGCCGTAGCGGTCCAGCTTCTCGATCGTCTGGCGATAGGCCACGGGCACCAGCGTGCTGCTGGACAGCAGACGGGCGGCGCGCTGCATCAGTTCGAAGCCCTGCAGGCTGTCGAAGCCGGGCGCCACAACGGGCATTTGCGTTTCCGGCGCCGCGCGCAGGCTTTGTACGGTGGTTTGCTCGGACATTGTCAGTTTCCTTTCTGCTGGTTGCGATAGGCGTGGTATTCGGCGGCGGTGGCCATGCCGACGATCTGGCGCTCCGCGGGCTTGGCGTCTTTGTCGTACTGCTTGACCTGGCTGACCAGAAACGAGGCCGGGTCCCAAGCCAGGTGCTGGGTGATGACCGTTTTGCCGGCCTGGTCGGTGCGCCGGATGAACACGTCGCGGCTGACGGGGTGAAGGGACATGGTTCAGCCTTTGAATTTGCAGGTTGGATGGCGCGGGCAGTACTTGCCCGAGCAGAGGACCGACTTGGGATTGGCGTAGAAGCTGCCGCTGTGGATCAGGCGCGAGGCGTGCTGGAGCAGGCCGGGGCTGTCCTCGGTCCCGACGAGCGCCGCGCGCGCACCGGAAATTTCTCCGCTTCCGACGCGCTGCGCAGCGGCGGTCTTGCCGGTTTGCAGGCCGATGATCTGCGCCGGGGCGGTGATTTGTTCGCCGATCGCGTGCTCGGCGAGGATCTCGTAAACGCCCATCTGCGGGCCGTGGCCGGCGGTGGCGACGGCGCCATCGGCGCTGACGGCGCGCGCGCCGCTTTTCAGGTCCGTGATGCCCAGCTCGCCTGTGGCGACGCGCCGGATGCGGTCGGTGGTGCCGGTCAGCGCGATGCCCAGGTCTGTGATTTCCATCCGCTCGCACTTGAGCTCCACGGCGACATAGTCCTGGTGCGGCGCGATCTGGGCGCAGTAGCGCGCATGCAGCGCCAGGCCGATGCGCTCGGCGTCGTTCGGGCTCGCTTCGTCCCACTCGACTTCTTCGTCGGTGTTGTGCAATGCCTTGACGAATTCGCCGGCGGCCTCGTCGGGGGTGATGGGAGTGCCGTCGAGCCGAGCCTGGTCGAAGGCGGCCGTGCCGGCGTGGATGGCGGTGCCGAGGCGAGCGGCGCCGGACGAAGGCGTCCGCATGCCCAGCAGGTGCTTGGCTTCCCAGCGCGCGGGGCAGTCAAAAAGCTCCGCCATGCTGGAGGCCCGGATCGGGATGATTTGCATGGTTGTGACTCCAGGGTCAAAAGGTGGCGCGATCCGCGGAGGCGGAGCGTGCGGAATGGGAGGACGCGGCGTGCGCGTCGAGGGAGGGGCCGAGGGCACCGGTAAGCGCGGCCAGGAGCAGCGCACCGCCGGTAACGAAGGCGGCGTAGGCCGCGGCGTCCAGATCGCGGCCGGTGCGGCGCGCGCGGCGCCAGACGACGCGAATGCGGCGCGTCATGCTTCCCTCGCGTAGTCGGTGTCGGGCACGATCACGACGTCGCCGTGGATGGGGCGCGGCTCGCCGCGCGCTGCTTGGTACAGGTGGGACGCCGCGGCGTTGACCGGCAGGCCCTTGCTGTCGGCCGATTGGTCAATGAGCATGGCGTGCTGGCGCTGGCCGAGGCTGACGATTTCGAGGGCGTCGGCGCCGATCAACTGGCGGACGTCGATCAGCGCGTGGGGGCCGTGTAATTCGGTGTCCGTGCCGTCGGCGCGGACCAGCTTGCGGGTGGGCTTCATTGGCGTTGCTCCATGGGAAGGCGCTGCCTGGCGCGTATCTGTCGGCTGGGCAAGCAGGAGAAGGTCGTGGCCGAAGGCGGAAAGATGGCGCGCACGCGCTCGCATTCGGCGGCGGTTTCGAACCGTTCGATGCGCATGACGGGCGGGCGGTCGTAGCTGGCCGGCAGGAACGCAAAGAGGATCCAGATGGTGGTAGCGCTCATGCCCGGCCCCCGAGTGCGAGGCGGCAGACCTCGCCTGCGCGGCCGGCCTGTTGCTCGTTGAACATGGCGAAATGGCATATGGACGGGGAAATGCCCAGCGCGCGCGCAAGCCATGCGTAGGCCTCGCTGCGCTTGCCCGCAAATCGCTGCTGGACGAGCGCCTGGAATACGCCCTTGGCGTCTTTGCGCGCCTTGATCGTTCCCCGATCGGCCATCACGCCGAGCGGTAGATCCGTGTCGGGGTGCAGGCCGACGTAGGCCTGGCACTGGGTGCACCTGTAGACATAGGGCCAGTCGCCGAACGAGTGACCGTTGTAGACGTCGCGGTTGTTGGTGAGCTTCACCGGGCCACCGCAGCAGTGGCATGACGTGGGCGGCGCGATGCGATCGCGCACGCGCGCCAGGGCGCGGCGCGACACATGGGGAAGGGGGGCAGGCGCCTGCAGCTTCGTCTTGCTCCGGCTGCGCGGGTCGACGCCATAGACTTGGATCGTCATGCGGTTGGGCTCCACGGGTCAGTGCGGCGCAGGTGCGCCGCGATCAAATCGATGCAGCGCGCCAGGGCGTAGACGCCGGCGGCGAGCAGGAGGATGTAGCCGGCGCTCATTTGCTTGCCCGCCGGCGCACCGCGGCGATCGCGTCGCGGATTTCGAAGTAGAGGGCGAGGGCGCCCACGATCAGGAAGCCCATCAGATGACCTCCCGGCCTTCGTTGAAAGCCATTACGAGCAAGGCACGGGCGCTACCGATCAAGGCCTGGCGCAGCTCGGCCTGGGCGCGGCGGGCAGCGGTGGGCGCCGGCGCGGACGAAAGCGCGGGCAGGGCCAACAGGCACAGCGCGTCGTGGCCGCCGTCCGTGACGATGTCGGCCCACCATTCGCGGTCTTTGCCGAAGGCGGCATCGTCCGCGCCCGAAAACAGGTCGTGCAGGCGATCGAGGATCTGGGTGTCCGTCAGCGCCGGGAAGCGGACCGCCGCCTCGCGATGAAAGGCGCCGTGCGGGGCGGTCCGCGCTGGGTCGTCTAGCATTTGGTTAAGCGACATACGATGCTCTCTCTAGCAATGTAGTGCTAGATTATAGGCATCAAAATGCTAGTGTCAAGCATTCAAATGCTAGATTGGGGTCGTAAAAAAGCCGCCCGACGGCGGCTGGTGTGTTGGCGCCTCTAACGCGCGCTACTCGATCTGGGGTTCGCCGGCTTGGCTTGGGCGCCGACACGCGGTGTTCATCAGCAGTTGAACGGGCGACGCGGCGGGCAGGCCGTTCAGCATGGAGCTACGGACAACGTCGAATGGAATGGCGAGGACTTCCTGTTCCTGCCCGCGCAAGTACATCCGATTTTGCATGACGCCACCCCGCCCACTCTCGCAGTCGAACAGAAAGCGGGTAAGCACCAGGTCATACCCCTTTCCGGTGCGGGGCAAGGTCTGCGCCGTGGCGTACTCGAACTTCGCCCAAGCCGTGGCGAAGCGGCCGTAGCGCGCAGTGCGGTCAACATCGAACTGGCCCGCCGCTTTATGGTCGGGCGCGATGTATTGCCAGCCCGCGGCGTGGGCCGATGAGCCGAGGAGTGCGGCCACAACTAGTAGCTGAAATTTCATCTTGTCACCCGGGCCTCAAAATTTTTTCCAGTTTTTTACCCAGATAATATTACCTCGACTACGCCACCTTGGCGCCGGGGCTTTTGACCGGTGCGACGGGCGGCGTGACCCCCACAGAAGCGGCATAGCCGCGCGCGTTCGCGAGAAGGTAGGTGCGTTCCGGCTCCTTCAGGCGGCGAAAGATGGCCACAAGCTCGGCCTCTTCGCCGGCCAGCGCGCCATTGCCGCCGTCCTCGGCGCGCAGCGCTGGAGGGTCGGTCACCTTGAAGCCCGGTACCAGCAGCTGCCAGGGTTCAAATTTGAAGAAGCGCGCGATCTGCGCGAGCGTCTCGACGTTCGGATTGCCGCTACCGTACTTGATGCGGCCCAGTGTGCCGTCGGCCACGTCCATCTGCTTGGATAGATTGAGGCGCGACACATCCCGCCGGGTTTCCAGCAGCTGGGACACGCTCGCGGCGAGGATTTCCTTTACGTCTAGCATCATAGTGCGAGTTTATAGAGACCCTCTAGCATTGTGGTGCTTGTGTATCTAGCCACATAATGCTAGATTGGCGGCGTTCCCAACAGACGAGCCACCGCCATGTCCATGATCACCACCGTCCGTTCGCAACTGCTCGCACGCAAGGGCAGTTGGCCTGCCATCTGCGAGAAAGCGGGCGTTTCCTACTCCTGGCTGACCAAGTACGCCCAAGGCAAGATCACCAATCCCGGCTCACGCCAGTTGGAGGCGGTATCCCGCTGTTTGGGCGAAGCGGGCGCCCAGCCGCCCACGGATCTACCCGTCCGCGCTGAGCCGAACAAGTAGGCGCGCCATGGCTTGCCTGAGGCGTGCCTCCTCAATGCAGGGTGGCCGGCCCGGCCGCTTCCTTCTCCGCCGTGGCCGCGCGCGTGTCTGCTTCGTAGCACAGGCGCGCGAACACCTCTCGCACGGTCTCTTCCTCGGCGCTGCCCAGCACGCCAACTGCGATGTCGCGCGCCAGCTGCAGCAGCGCGCGCGTGGCTTGCGCCGCCGGATCCCCAATACCCATTCCCGCCCCTTTGTTCGTTTGGCTATGGGCGGGACTGTATCTGTCAGGAGTACCTAACGCATGCGACATGAATCGCACAAATCGCTGATTGCGACCCTTCGGGACCACCTGTCCGCCTGGCGTAAAGCCGAGGGGTGGTCCCGCGAAACGATGGTCGACCACATCGTCAAAGCCCACAGCACCGTCGGCGGCGAGGCCGCCAGCGGCATCCGGTTCGATCCGCAGACCCGCGACACCTTCGAGCGTATGAAGGTCAACGCCGACCGCGTTTTCCGCTGGCTCGATGACGAGACCAAAGACACGAACCTGTTGCCCGCCAATTTCTTGCAATCGGTGCTGGCGGCAATGCCGCACGACAGGCGCCGCCATTGCGTCGATGACCTGTTGCGCCCGCTCGGATTGGCGGTGCGCACGTTGTCTACCGAAGGCAGCGCCGAGGTGTGCGTCGCCTTGCTGTCCAACGTGCTGCGCGAGCAGGCCGAGGCGGGCGCCTCGCTGGCGGCGCTGCTCGACGGCAAAGCCACAAGTGACGAGCTGATCCAGGCCCACCGTGAGACGTCGGAGGCGATTGTCTCCATGCGCGCGGCACGCGCCACGGTTGAGCGGCAGATGGCCGCGTTGGGCGTACAGATCCCGGCCAAGGAGGCAGACCCGTCATGATTTCCGAAATCAACCATTTCCACCTGTTCTTCGGCCTCGGCGGTGGAGCTGCCGGGTTCCAGGAAGCCCGGCCCGAAATCCCAGGGCTGCAAGGCCGCATGGTCTGCATCGGCGGCATGGACGTCGACCCGGCCGGCGCGGAGGACTTCTACCGATTCACGGGCGTGCGCGGCGTCGTGCGAGATCTGTTCGACCGTAGCCAGTATCGCGATTTCCATGGCCGCGAGCCGGCGCCGGGCTGGGTCGAGGCGATGCCGGCCGACGTGCGCGCCGCCGCCCATGGCAAGGTGCCGAACATCGTCTTTCTGTCGGCGCCCTGCAAGGGCTTTTCCGGCCTGCTGTCGGAGACGCGCAGCACCACTGCCAAGTACCAGGCGCTCAACCGGCTGACGTTGCGCGGGGTGTGGCTGATGCTGGAAGCCTGGGCCGACGACCCGCCGGATACCATCCTGTTCGAGAACGTGCCGCGGATCGCCACCCGCGGCCGGCACCTGCTCGACCAGATCACGGGCATGCTGCGCCATTACGGCTATGTCGTGCGCGAAACCACGCACGACTGTGGCGAACTGGGCGGCCTGGCCCAGAGCCGCAAGCGCTTCTTGCTGATCGCGCGCCACGCGGAGAAGGTGCCGCCCTTCATCTACGAGCCGCCGAAGCGGCCGCTGCGGTCTGTCGGAGAGATCTTGAGCCGCTATGGCCGTCCGGGCGATCCCGCCTTGGGGCCGATGCATCGCGTCCCGTCCCTGAACTGGAAGACATGGGTACGCCTTGCCTTCGTGGAGCCGGGCAAGGATTGGCGTAGCCTCAATCGGCTGGCGGTCGAGAACGGTCATCTGCGCGACTATCTCATCGTGCCCGAAGCCCACCATGGTTCCCTGGGCGTGCAGCGCTGGGACGCCGCAAGCGGTACGGTATCAAGCCGCTGCGGCCCCACCAACGGCGCCTACAGCGTCGCGGACCCGCGCCAGCAGGTCTATTCGGCCGGGTACGGCGTGAACGCCTGGGACGCCGCTACTGGCGCGGTGGCTGGCGAGTCGCTTCCCAGCAATGGTCGGTTTGCCGTGGCCGACCCGCGCGCGCAGGATGGCGCCGCCCAGTATCAGCAATACGGCGTCATGAGCATGGAGGACACCGCCGGCGCAGTCATCGGTGTGAAGTCTCCCGGGCAGGGGACGTTCAGCGTGGCCGATCCGCGCGGCTTTGGCGCCGACACGCATAAGAACGTGTACCGGGTCGTGCCGTGGGAAGGTGCTGTCGGTGTGATCGGCGGCGGGCATGGACCCAGTTCCGGGGGCCAGGCCGTGGCCGACCCCCGACATGCCGGCCCTGCCAAGCACTCGAACGAGTTCCGCATCGTGCCTTTCGACGGTCAGGCCCGCGCTGTCACGGGCGCCCACGGAACAGGCCAATGCGTGGCGGACCCCCTGGGCGGCCGCTTGCCGGCGGAGCAGCATGGCAAGTACCGCATGACCGCATGGGACGAGGCGTCGCGAGCCGTCATCAGCGGCAACGCCAACGGCGCCTATGCCGTGGCCGACCCGCGGCCGAACATGGAACGCGGTCGCGGCGACAACTACCTGACCGCCGGCCACTACGGTGTGGTCGACCCGGCGGAGCCCTCCGGCGCCGTGTCGGCGTCTGCCTGCCATGACAACGGCCGGTGGAGCGTCGCCGACTGGCGTCTGCCAGAGGCGACCGACAAGCTGGTATGCGTCATCCGCGCGTTGGACGGCACCTGGCACCGCCCGTTTACCACGCTCGATCTGGCGGCGCTGCAAAGCCTCTACGACCCCGACGACTACGCCGAAGCCGCGGAGCAGTTCGTGCTGCACGGCAACTCGGATCAGGCTTGGCGCGAGCGCATCGGCAACGCGGTGCCGAAGAAGGCGGCCAAGGCCATGGCGGAAGAAATCGGCCGGGCCATCCTGCTGTCACGCGCCGGCGAATCGTTCCAACTGTCGTCGACGCCCATCTGGGTGCGGCCGATTGCCACGGCGCTTGCCGTGCGCGGCGGGGAGGGGGCATGACCTGGTCCGAGAATTCCATCGCCCGCGCGCTGGTGCGGCAGACGTTCAACAGGAAGTACCTGGTGGTGGTGCCGAACTGCAACTGGACCGGGCACGAGTGCGACCTGCTGGCCGTGACTGAAAACCTGCGCATCATCGACGTCGAGATTAAGATCAGCCGGGCCGATCTGAAGGCCGACGCCAAGAAGGAAAAGTGGTGGCACCGCGAACACCTTGGCTATTGGCCAACGGTGTCCGAGCTGCGCCACAACCCCCGCATGAACGAGTTGCGCCTGGAACGAGAGTACCGGCGCGCCCGCTACAAGAGCACGCCCAAGGATTGGCCGCGCAAGGTCTGGAAGCACTACTACGCGCTGCCCAAGGAGATCTGGCACCCGGATCTGCTCGCGGCTCTTCCGAGCCGCCAGAGCGGCGTCCTGCTGCTGGACCGCGAGGGCTATCCACGGCCGGTTGGCGCCGCCATGCGCGTGGAGTGCATCCGACGCGCCCAACCGAATCGCGATGCGCCGCCGATCAGCCCGGCCGCCGCCGTAGATATCGCGCGCCTGGCGAGCCTGCGCATGTGGGAGGCCTACGCGCGTCTTGAAAAGACAGACCCGGAGGGGCCATGACTGAGCTGCAGTTGCCTGAGCCCCTGACCCCGCCAGATTGCGACCTGCGGGATTTCGCCTTTATGCCCTTGGACGTCGCGCGCCTTCGCGATAGCGACCTGGCGATCCAAATCGAAGCCGAGGAATTCCGCGCGGCGGTCCTGCTGTGGTGCGCGTCGTGGCACCAGGTGCCGGCGGCGAGCCTGCCGGACGATGACAAAGCCCTGGCGGCCCTGGCCGGCTACGGGCGCGTCCTCGCCGAATGGCGCAAGCACCGCGACGGCGCGCTGTACGGCTGGGTTCGATGCAGTGATGGGCGCCTGTACCACCCCGTCGTGGCTGAAAAGGCGCGCGACGCCTGGCAGGCCAAGCACAAGCATGCGCACGACAAGTTGGTGGACCGCGTCCGGAAAGCCAACAAGCTGCGTGAGCAGCAGCACCTCCCGCCCTGGGTCGTTCCGTCGCTTGAGGACTGGATTGCCGCCGGCTTTCCGCTGGAAGCTGATCTTTTTCCGTCGGAAATCTCCACTAATTCCGGCGGAAAGGGCCGGAAGAATCAAAAGCAATCCGGCGGAAATCCTTCGGAAAACGCTCTTAAGGGACAGGGACAGGGAGAAGGAAATAAAAAAGATATAGCGGCAGCGGCGTCTATCGCGCGCGACCGCGACCCTGTGGACAATTCGCCGCCGCCGTCGGAAGCCATCTGGCTTGCCGCCCAGGAAGAATGCGCCGCTGGCTACGCCAAGCTGCTGAACAGCCTAGAGAAGGTCCGGGGCAAGACCGCCAAGTTCGTCAGTTCAGACCCGCGACTGGTCGCCTGGGAAAAGCAGGGCGTGACGAGGGCGCAACTGGTCGAGGCCTACCACCTGGCCGTGGCTGACCGGGAGAAAAGCAGCGACGCGGGGCCGGTCAATTCAGGCTTTGTCGACGTGTTCTTGGTCAAGGTCCTGCACCCCGGCACCTCAGCCAGCGGCGTTGGCGGAGGGGGCGCACCTGCAAAGGGCGTAGACCCCCTCGGCTGGGCGTTGACCGCTTCGGGCATCGAGGCCCAGGGGGCCAAGCTGGGCGTCCAGCAGTTACCCGGGGAGCAGTTTCCCGACTTCAAAACGAGGGTGCACGCCGCGGCTGGTCTCTCCGAAGCTGACCGTGCCAGGTTGCTGGCGGATTACGGAGTTCGGGTATGACCGCCACCACCGCCGTGCAATGCGTTGCGTGCCAGCTGTTCTCGTTGCGAGACGCACCGAGATATGCCGACCTGGGCCTGGGCCGCTGCACCGCCATGACGGACCGCCCGGGGACCTTCGCCAGCCCCGCCTATCCCCGCACCTGCGGAACCCATCAACCGGCGCCGAGCGGCAAGACCGCCGCGCGCATCGAATGGCTGCGCGACCTGCGCGCCGAGGGAGCATGATGCCCATTCAGATCGTTTTCACCGTGCCCGGCACGCCCAGGGGGAAGGGCCGCGCCAAGTCGAGTTCGCGTATTGGCCGTGACCCCAGGACGGGCGCCCCGCGTGTTTTCACGCGCCACTACACGCCGGAGGAAACGGCGGCCTACGAGAGCCTGGTGAAGCTCGCCGCGGCCAAAGCCATGAGCGGGCGGGAACCCTATACCGGGCCGATACGCATGGACCTGGATATCGTGCTGCCGATCCCCGCCTCCTGGTCGGGTGTGCGCCAGCGCCGCGCCGCCGCGGGCGAGATCGCGCCCACCGTCAAACCGGACGGCGACAACGTCGAGAAGGCCGTCAAGGACGGGATCAATGGCGTCGTGTACCGCGATGACACGCAGGTAGTGCAGGACAGCAAGCGCAAGGTTTACGGCCTGACGCCGCGCGTGACCGTCGTGGTCACGGTCCTGGACATGGAACCCGCCCAAGGAGTGAAGAAGCATGCAACGTGAAGCCGGAACGTTTTCGTGCCCCGAGCACGCGATCGCCGTAGCCTACCTGATGCTGGCCTACCCGATCGAGCCGAAGAACCCCACGCAGCTCATCTGCGAGGCCCTCCAGGAGCGGTTCGACGCGACCTACGAGCGCAAGGCGCTGTCGGGCCTGACGCCTCACGACTGGCACGCCCAGGCGGTGTTCACCGTCAAGGTTCTGGAGCGCACGCTGGGCGATGGGATTGGTTTTCACATCCTGCAGGCGCAGTACGGCACGGGCGAGGAGGGCGCGGCCAGCGCGCGCCTGGTATCGGAGTGGCTGAATCCGAGTGCGCCCGCAGACAGCCGCGAGCGGGAGCTGACGGACTTGCTGACCACGCATATCTTGCGTGGCCGGCCGCGGCTGCGCGACCTGTGCGATCGATTCGACCTGCCGTACTCGGCGCTGCAGCGTCCCGCGAGCGCCTACCGGGTCCTGGTGCAGGGCGCCCGCCGCGCGGCGCTACAGCGGCTGGACATTCGCATGCGAGACGCCGACATCGTGGTGGACCTGGAGGGGGATGTGGCGCCGACCCCGCTTGACAATGTGAATCAAGATGAGCAAAATTCGGCCAGACTCGTAGCAAGTACGACCTGAAGAAACGCCCCGGCCAAAAAAGCCGGGGCGTTTTGCTATCTACCGACCAGATTGCAGTTTTGGCTGGCGAACTTCGAGGCAGCGCGCGTGCGCTGTGCGGCTGCGTCCAGCCACTGGCCTCCGAGGCTGAAGACGTCCCGCAAAGTCGATTCCGAGGCCGAGGCATAGATCCGCCCCAGCATGAAATCAGGCGATGGCCCCGAAAGACTGTTGAGCACCCCCATCGGCACTGTCGAGTCGATATCGGTGGGATTGATGCGTTTGGCTTGCATATCCTTGATAAATTGCCGCCCTTGGGCCAAACCGTAGTTGAACAGTCTGGTTTGCTCGGGGGTGTTTTTAAGGTGTTCTGCGAGCACGCTGCAGTCAAACGCGGCCCAGACGGCATTGCCGCGAGCCGCGCGTGCGCTGGAGTCTTCTTCAGCGGCCTGCGCCGAGGCCCCCAGCAGTAGTGTGAGGGCGAGGGGGGCCAAGAGCGTGCGCATGGCGAGATCCTTCAAAATTTGAAAGAAGACGGCGACGGCCGAGCAGCAGCAACTGCGCGACCGACAGCCGACCCACGGGTTAAGGCCGTGAGCGACCCGAGGCCGTCCCACCTGTACAGGCGGGGGCTAAGGTAACACAAAATTACTAGCTCACATGGAAACCGTTCGTTGTGTCAACTGCGGGCGCAAGCTCGCCGAAGCCGCCGGCTACGCCCGGCTCAGCATCAAATGTTCGCGGTGCAAGACCGTGAACGCGTTTTCGATGGCCGAGAGCGCCCGGAGCGCCGAGAGCCACAACCCAGCATGCCGTCGAGCATCCAGCCCAGAGGAACACAGGCATGGAGGCCAACGGCCATATCACCACGGCGCCGGCGCGTAAGCAGCCGGGCGCCAACGGTTTCAAGTACAAGCCGCGCTTCGGCGTGATCGTGTTGTGCGATGACGAAGGTCACCAGCAGCGCGTATTCGACGAGCTGCGCGCACAAGGCCACCGCCTGAAGGTGGTGGCCGTATGAAAGTGTCCATCCAGCACCGCTGCCCGGAAGCAGAAAGCTACCGCGCGGCGCGCGTGAAATCCCTCTTCAACGTTGATTCGGGCGCCGCCTTCGACCTGGATGTGGACCTGGCGATCGACGACGAGGACTGGCGCATTGGCGTCGTGGTGGGGCCGTCCGGCTCGGGCAAGACCAGCATCGGGCGCTCGATCGCGCCGCTGTACTCTCCGGCCTGGCCGGCAGACACGCCAATCATCGACGCGATCGCGCCTACCGGCGCTTTCGACGAGGTCACTGCCGCGCTGTCGGCGGTCGGCTTGGGCAGCGTGCCGGCGTGGCTGCGGCCCTACGGCGTCCTGTCCAACGGCGAGCAATTCCGCGCCAACCTGGCGCGCCTGGTCGTCGAGGCGCCGGCGCTGACGGTCGTCGACGAGTTCAGCTCGGTGGTCGATCGGCAGATTGCGCGCGTCGGCGCCGGTGCATTCGCCAAGGCGTGGCGGCGCACCGGCGGCCAGGTCGTGCTGTTGTCCTGCCACTATGACGTGCTGGATTGGCTTCAGCCCGACTGGGTGTTCGACACCGCGACCGGCCAGTTTGATCGGGGGTCGGTTCGACGCCGGCCGCGCCTGGACCTGGCGATCGAGCAAACCGACTGGCGCTGGTGGCCCCATTTTGAGCCGCATCACTATCTGAAGCTGCCCAAGATGATCGCGGCCACCAACTACGTGGCCTGGATCGGCGGCGACCCTGTCGCGCATCTGGCCGTCAGCACCAGGCCCGGCCTGGTCGAGGCCCGCGCGTGCCGCCTGGTGGTCATGCCGGAATGGCAGGGCGCCGGCGTGGGCATGCGCTTCCTCAACGCGGTGTGCGCGGCCTGGCTGGCGGGGCAGAACCGGTACGGATTGTCTCTGCGGACGCTGTTCCATACCAGCCACCCGGGCCTGGCCGCGGCGTTGCGCCGTGACCAACGATGGACGCAGGTTTCTGGCTCGCTCTACGGTGACAACAAGGGCCGTGCGGCGGAATCCATTCGGCGCAGCGCGGAGCGCAAGGGGCAGGAAACCGCCGGCAGTGGCTACGGCGGTCATTTCCGAGCCGTGCAGGGCTTCCGCTACCTGGGAGAGCCGGCATGCGCGTAATGGTTGTGGGTCAGAAATGGCTGGGCGCAGCGCTGCTCCGCCAGTGCGTCGCGGAAGGCCACCAGGTGGTGGCCGCCGCAGCGCCGCCCGCCGTGGGCGAAGACTACGACCGGCTGTATGCGACTGCGCAGCAGCTGGGGGTTCCCGTGCGCGCGGTGCGCGGGCGGTTGGCGGCGGACGACGTCCCGGACGGCTGCGAGGTGCTGCTGGCGGCGCACGCGCATTGCTTCATTGACGGGGCGGCGCGGGCGCGGACGACGCACGGCGCGCTGGGATATCACCCGTCGCTGCTGCCTCGCCACCGCGGGCGCGACGCGATCCGGTGGGCCTTGCACATGCGCGAGCCTGTCACCGGCGGCACCTTGTACCGAATGGACGACGGCGCCGACACGGGGCCGATCATCGCGCAGGACTGGTGCCATGTGCGGCCGGCGGACACACCGGCGGCGCTGTGGCGCCGCGACCTTGCTCCGCTGGGACTGCGGCTTTTTTCCGAAGCGCTGGCGCGGCTGGCACGCGGTGAAGCATTGGTTGGGCGGCCGCAGGACGAAGACCTGGCCAGCTGGGAACCCGCATTCAGCGGGGCAAAGCTGGCCGCACTTCCGGGGTGATTCAGCATGAAGGGAAAGCGGGCGCGATCGGTCGGTCTGGAGCGGCCGAGGCCGCCCGCCGAGTGGTTGGCGCGCGCGGAGACCGCCGGCGGGTTGTTGGCGCCGGCGCCTGAGCTGCTCGAATGGACCGAACGAGCGATATTCGCCGCGGGCGGGCCGCTCCACAATCCCGACCATGCCCACCTGGTTGACGCCGACCTGGCGTTCCTCTGGGCGTCGTATGGCTTTCAGAAGGCAGGGCGCGTGGTGCTGGGCCAGGCCGAGCAGGTGATGTTCCGCGCCGGCGGTTGGCAGAAGGCGCGCCAGGAACAGCAGATGATCGAGTGGTTCGGCCGCGTGCCGGCATTCCTCATCACCCTGGCGGCGGACTACTGCATCACCTGCAGCGACGCGGACTTCTGCGCGTTGGTGGAGCATGAGCTCTACCACATCGGGCATGCGCCCGACGCCTACGGCGTGCCGGCGTTCGACAAGCTGGGGCGGCCGAAGCTGCGCATCGTCGGCCACGACGTCGAGGAGTTCGTGGGAGTGGTGGCCCGGTATGGGCCGTCGGCGGATGTTCGGCGGCTGGCCGCGGCTGCTGGCGCTGCGCCGGCCGTGCCTCGGCTGGACATCTCCAGGGCGTGCGGGTGCTGCCTGAAGGCGGCATAGCGATCAGGCAGGACAAACAACATGGCAAAGCTCACGGACGCGCACAAGACTTTCATCGTCCAGGCCCTGGCGTGCTGGGATCCACCTACCGAAGTTTCGGAGGCGCTGCGCGACCAGTTCGGCATCGACGTGCCGCGCATGCAGGTGGCGCAGTACGACCCCACCAAGGTAGCGGGGAAGGACCTCGCCAAAAAATGGCGGGACCTGTTCGAAGCGACGCGCAAGCGCTTCCGCGAGGAGGTGGCCGAGATCGCCATCGCTGACCAGGCGTATCGCCTGCGGCAGCTCGGCAAGATCTACGAGCGGCACATCAGCCGCGGAAATGTGATCGGCGCGGCCGGCGTTTTGGAGCAGGCCGCCAAGGAAGTGGGCGGCGCATTCACGAACAGGCGGGAGCATACGGGCGTCGGCGGCGGTCCGATCGAACAGAAAACGGTGGTGGTCGATGAAACACAAGTCGCCGCCGCCGTCGCCAAACTCCAACGCGACTACTGACCCGGGGGTCCTGCGCGCTACGGCCAAGGCCATGTGCGAGCAGGATCACCTGTTCTTCAGCCGATATTTTTTCAAGCACCGCCAGGCGATCAAGTTCCGAGTCAACTGGCACCATGAGCTGATTGCCGAGAAGGTGCAGGCCGTCATCGACGGCCGAATCAAGAACCTGGTCATCAACGTGCCGCCGGGCTCGTCGAAGACCGAGCTGGTTGCCATCAACCTGATGGCGCGCGGCCTGGCGCTGAACCCGCGCGCCCGGTTCCTGCACATCAGCTACTCCGACGATCTGGCGCTGCTGAACTCGCAGACGGCCAAGGAACTGGTCCAGTCGGACGAATTTCAGGAACTGTGGCCGCTGAAGGTCGCGGCGGACGCGAAGAGCAAGAAGCGCTGGAACATCGAGGTCGATGGCCGCAAGGCGGGCGGCGTCTACGCGGTATCGCTCGGCGGCCAAATCACCGGCTTTCGCGCCGGCCATATGGCGGAAGGGTGGCAGGGCGCCATCGTCATCGACGACCCGCTCAAGGTCGGCGACGCCTACAGCAAGCCGCGGCGTGCCAAGGCGAACCGCGACCTGATCGCCACGGTGAAAAGCCGTCGGGCCAACCCCGACACGCCGATCATCGTGATCATGCAGCGCCTGGCGCAGGAGGACGTGACCGGCTTCATCGAGGCCGGCAACCTCGGCTCGGATTGGGAGCAGGTCGTCATCCCGGCGCTGATCGACGATGCCTATGTGGCAGGCCTGCCGGCCGAGCTGCAGGCCAAGGTCGACAGCAGCGTACGGGACGAGAAGGGGCGCTTCAGCTACTGGCCCTACAAGGAGCCGCTGGCGGACCTGCTGGCCATGGAGGCCGGCGCCGGCACGGACCAGGAGGGCGCTCGCGTCAGCCGGTACGTATTCTCGGCGCAGTACCAGCAACGTCCTGCGCCGCTGGGTGGCGATCTGATCAAGGGGGCGTGGTTCGGCCGGTACGAAGTGCCGCCCCGGATCCTCGCGCGCAAGGTGTTCGCCGACACCGCGCAGAAGACCGCCGAGCGCAACGACTACAGCGTTTTCGAATGCTGGGGGCTGGGCGACGACGGCAAGATCTACCTGCTGGACCTGCTGCGCGGGAAATGGCAGGCACCCGAGCTCAAGCGGCGCGCCGTGGACTTCTGGGCCAAGAATAAGCCGTTCAATCCGAAACTGTCGGCACCGCTGCGGCAGCTCCTCATCGAGGACAAGTCCAGCGGGACCGGCCTGATCCAAGATATCGGCGCAGACGGCAAGATCCCCGTAAAGGGGGTAGAGCGGGACAGGGACAAGCTCACCCGGCTCATGGACGTGCAGAGCTACATTGAGGCCGGTCTGGTGTGCATCCCCAAGGACGCGCCGTTCGTGGCCGATTTCGTGGCCGAGTGCGAGGCCTTCACGGCGGACGACACGCACGCCCACGACGACCAGGTCGACCCGATGGTCGATGCAATCAACGACATGCTCGCCACCGCGGGCAGCAACCTAGGGCGCTTCCAGGCGCTGGCAAGCACATGATGAACCAAGACGGCTACCTGAGCGCGGTGCTGGGCCAGGCCCTGCTCGGAACTTCGATCGCTGGCCTCGGCGGGCTGGATGACCTGGCTATGTATGCCGAAGGCGGCCTGCCGGCGCGCGTGGTGGACATGATCCCGGACATTGCCGTCTCGCGCGGCGTGGCGATCGAGGGCGATGATCGCGTGGGCGGCGAGCTGGACCGGCTGAAAGTGCTGCCCGCGCTCGCCGATGCCTGGCGATGGGCGCGTCTGACCGGCGGCGGCGCCATCGTGGTCATCGCCAGGGATGGGCGGGCGCTGCGGGACCCGCTCAACCTTGAGTCCCTGGATCAGGTGCTCGAACTGAAGGTGTTCACGTTGGACGACGTGTCGGCCACCGAAAAGCGATATGCGGACCCGAACGAGGCCAACTACGGTATGCCCGAACTGTACCGGGTGCGCACGCAGGCCGCGGGCGTGCCTTCCGCGGAGTTCTTCGTTCACGAAAGCCGGCTGATCGAGATTCCAGGGGACCCGGTACCGGCAAAGCTCAATCGCAAGGGCATCCCGTGGGCCGGGCGGCCTGCGGTCAGCAGGGCGTTCCGGGCCATCCGTCGCTATGGCGAGGGCCTGCACTGGGCGCTGCGCTTGCTGGAGAAGAAGCAGCAGGCGGTCCACAAGATGAAGGGCTTGGCCGATGCCATCGTGGCCGACATGGAGGGCGCCATCCGAAAACGGGTGGAAATGGTCGACTCGGTCCGCAACGCACTCAACGGCGTGGCGGTGGACGCCGAGGACGATTATCAGATCCTCACTTCTGACATGAGCGGCGTCAAGGACACCCTGGCGGAGTTCCAGATTGCTCTGGCCGCGGAAACCGGGATCCCGGTGACCCAGCTTTTCGGGCGGTCGGCCGCCGGGCTGAACGCCACGGGCGACGGCGATCTGGAAGCCCTTTACAACACCGTGGCCATGGGCCGCGAGGTGAAGGTCAACCCCGCGCTGGAGCGCTTGGTGTCGCTGATCCGCGCGCAGCGCGCCCTGTCCGCCGGCGATGCGCGGGGGGAAGCCTGGTCCATCAAGTGGCCGGCGCTCAAGCCTGCTACGGCGAAGGAAATCGCCGAGGTCAGAAAGGCCAACGCCGAAGCCCAAGCCCGCGAAATGGATGCCCTAAGCGCGGCCGTGGACAACGGCCTCAGCCAGGAACAAGCGGTCCGATTTATGAAACAGGAAGGGCTCTATGGCCTCACCCCCGACGCCGGCGGCGAGTCGGCGAAGTCGTACGCCGCGTCCACCTAAGCAATGGCGCTATCCGCTGGGCGCTGAGCAGGACTACGCCCGGGCGCTTCGGGCCACGGCGGATGCGGCCGTTGCGGCCGTCGCCGCGCATGTCCTGCCGGCACTGCCGCAGGTACTGCGCCAGGATGATCTGCGCAACACCCCGGCCGGCGACGACGGTTGGTTCGAGTCGCTGCGCCGGGCCTTCATGGAGGCGCTGGGCGCCGCGGTGGTGTCCGACAGCAACGCCCAGGGCCTGGCCGCGCTCGTTGCGCGGCGTGTCGAGAAGTACAACCAGGAGCAGTACCACCGCATGCTCCGGCGCGCTTATGGCGTCGACGTGTTCAAGGCAGAGCGCGGGCTGGCTCGCGTGCTGCGCCCGTGGGAGGCCGAGAACGTCGGCCTGATCAAGTCGATCCCGGAGCAGTACCTGAGCAACCTTCACGGGCGCGTGGTTGCCGCGGTGCGCCAGGGCACTTCGTTGCGCGAAATGACCCAGGTGGTCAGGGACACCTACGACCTGCCGCGCAAGCGCGCGGAACTGATCGCCCGCGACCAGATTGGCAAGCTGAACGGCGACCTGACCGAATACCGGCAGACCAACATCGGCGTCAAGAAGTACCGATGGCGGGGCGTGCTGGATGACCGGGAGCGCGACGAGCATGTGGCGCGCGAGGGTCAAGAGTTCGAATGGGACAAGCCGCCCGCCGACGGCCACCCAGGCAAGCCCATCCGCTGCAGGTGCTGGGCCGAGGCTGTCCTGCCGGCGCTCGACGATCTGGACGCGCTGATCGTTCATTGAGGAAAAACCATGGCAATGCGATATGACCGGGCGCCACTGAAGGCGACCCGGACGGACGAGGGGTATCTCGTCGATACGCCGGTGCTGACCCGCGCAGGCGTCTTCGTGTACAGCGATGGCGCTGGGCGCACCCGGCGCGAGTACCGGCCGCCGGAAGAAGTGTTCAACGCCGATTCCATGGCAAGCCTGCGCGGCAAGCCGATCACGGACGGGCACCCCGGCAAGGTCACGGCCAAGAATGTGCGCCAGCACATGATCGGCACGGCGCTGTCTGGAGGCCGCCAGGACGGCCCCGAGAACATGCTCGGGGATATCCACATCTTCGACACAGCTCCGGTCGACGCCGGCAACAAGGAATTGTCGCTGGGCTACGAGCTGGAACTGGACGAGACGCCGGGCGTCACGCCGGCCGGCGAACCCTACGACGCTATCCAGCGAAACATCCGATACAACCACCTCGCGGTGGTGAAACGCGGCCGCGCGGGCAACGCGCGGCTGAACCTTGACGCGGCAGACGCCGTAACGAAAACCGAAGAGGAACATGACATGACCATGGTCAAAATCCGCCTCGATTCCGGCCTGTCGTATGACGCGGCGCCGGAAGTGGCGAACGAGCTGGAGCGCCTGCGCGCCGAGGCAAAGACCGCGGCGGCCCGGGCTGACGCCGAAGCCGCACGCGCTGACACCGAGAAGGACCGCGCCGACAAGGCCGAAGCCGGCATCATCAAGGCCCGCGAGGACGCGCACGGCGCCGCCCTGGCCCGCGTGAAGCTGGAAGCGGTGGCGGCGCAGCACAAGGTGGAATTCAAGGCCGACACGGCCGATCGCACGCTGCGCGAGGGCGTGATCAAGGCCATCCGCGGCGATTCGTTCGACCTGGCGGGCAAGTCGGATGGCTACGTGGAAGCGGCCTTCGACCTCGCTGTCGGCGAGGACAAGTCCCGCGCGGACGCCGTCGCCGACCAGCGCCGGCAGATGGGCGGCCAGCAGCAGCCCAACACGCAGCAACGCGCCGACGGCGCGGACACGCCGACGTCGGCCCGTTCGGCTCGCTCGGCCTACCTCTCGAACCTGACCAAAGGAGGCGAATAATGCCCCCCGTTTATGACGACCGCATGGACGTTGCCTACGCCGGCATGAAGGCGGACCTGGGTTACGACGACGTCGAAACCTGCGCCGCGGCTGGCAACATCGCGCCGGGCGTGATCGTGGGCGACACCACGAACGACCGCATCGTTGCCGGCCCCGGCTCGCGGATCCGCGGCCTGGCCCTGCACACCCACACGATCCCCCGCGATGGCGGCTATCGCGAGTTCGATGCCGTCAGCGTGCTGCGCGTGCGCCGCGGCTGGGCGAAGGTCGCCAGCGGCGGCAGCGTGACCAAGGACGGCCCGGTCAAGTGCGGCCCCGATGGCACGGTGTCGGACGGTGGCGCCACGCCGGTGCCGAATGCTGTTTTCCGCTCTCCGGCGGTGGACGTCGCCGGCGGCAAGATCGCCTTGATCGAACTGCACGCACCGTTCGCAACGGCCACCGCGGCGCCCTGATTCCCCGCACCCCCGAGAACAACCCAAGGCCCCGAGTGGGGCCTTTTTCATTGGGAACACCATGAGCAAACACGAGCATTACGACGAGGCCGATCTGCCGGCCGTCAAAACCATCGTCGTGGCGCTGGCCGGCATGCGCGAGGACGAAGGCCTCTACACCGCGCGCCAGCTGGACTACGTCAAGACGCGCACCTATGACAAGAAGCTGCCGCCCATGATCGGGCTGCAGCTGGTCCCGATCTCCACCGAAGTGCCCGAATGGGCCGAGACCTTCACGTACTTCATGTACGACGAGGTCGGCATGGCCAAGATCGTCGCCAATTACGCTGATGACCTGCCCCGCGCCGACGTCAAGGGCCAGGAAAAGATCGCGCAGATCAAGAACATCGGCGACTCCTACGGCTACAGCGTGATGGAACTGCGCGCTGCCGCGGCCAACCGCACCGACCTGCCGACGCGCAAGTCGATGGCAGCGCGCAAGGCGGTCGAAATCAAGCTGAACCAGATGGCGCTGATCGGCGACACGAAGTTCGGCCTGTACGGCCTGGTGAACCACCCGAACGTGCCGCTGGTGGTTGGCCTGCACGGCGATTGGCTGAACCCGAGCACGACGGCGGACCAGATCCTGGCAGACCTGGACATGATCTACGACGCGGTCCCCAATCAGTCCAAGGATGTGCACAAGCCCACCCGCATCGTCATGCCGACGGAGCAGCGCAGCGTGATTTTCTCGCGGCGCGTGCCCGATACCAACGGCAAGACGGTGGGCCAGTTCTTCCAGGACAAGCACCCCGGTCTGCAGATCATGGCCGCGTCCGAGTTCAAGGGCGCGGGCGCCGGTGGCAAGGACCTGATCCTGGCCTACGAGTACAGCGAGGAAAACCTCGCCATGGAACTGCCCATGCCGTTCAACCAGTTGGCGGCGCAGGCGCGTGGCCTCGAACTGGTGGTGCCCTGCCTGGCGCGCGCCGGCGGGGTGGTCGTTTACTACCCGCTGTCGATGGCGAAAGGGGAAATCTGATGAAGTACTGCGTCAATACCACGAAGGCCGTCATCAACATCGGCGGGCACACTGTGATCGCTCCGACGACGGGCGCCTGGGTCGACCCGGAGATCCGCGGGGTGCAGGATCTGATCGACCGCGGACTGCTGGTCCAGAGCCAAGCGCCGGAAGGGGACAAGGCGCCGAAGAAGGGCGCCGAGGCCGCCCAGGCGGCGCATGCCGAAGACAAGGAGCCGTCCACGGTCAAGGAGCTGAAAGCCTGGCTGGATGAGCAGGGCGCCCAGTACTCGCCGTCGGCGTCGAAGCCGGAGCTGCAGGGCCTGTACGAAGCCCTGAAGGCCACCGCCGCGGGCCAAGGCGGCGAGGACACGCCGGGCGCCGGCGGCTCGCAGGAGTCGTAAGCATGGCCGCCACCGTCGACGATCTGGATTTCCTGGCGCCGGCGGTGGCCGGCATGCCGCGCGAGGACAAGGAGCGCGCTCTCGCATTCGCCGCCGGTTACCGCCCGGCTTGCCTGCCCGAGAAGAAGCAGGACGAGGCCCAGCTATGGTACGCGGCGTGGCTGCTGTATGGCATCAAGATGCAGCGGTCGGCGGAGGCCGACGGCGTGTTGGCCAGGCCGGGAGTGGTGAGCGAGAAAGAGGGCGACCTGCAGCGTACCTACGGGCGCGTGGACGGCGCCGACGATCCGGCCGGCTTCCTTGGTCACTACCAGAAGCTGGCGCGAGTGTGCGCCGTCGGCGCGGCAACCGTCAGGAGCCATCCCCGTGTCTGTGAAAGCGATCGATAGAGGCCTGGCGTTGCACGCCCGCTTGGCCAGGTCGCTGCAAGGTCGCGGCGTGAAGTTCGGCATACAGGCCGATGCCGGCAAGGACCCCGCCACGCAGGCGGATCTGCTGGACATTGCGATCTGGAACGAATTCGGAACCGAGACGATCCAGGCGCGGCCGGCGATGCGTGACTTTGCGGAGAAGAACGGGGAGGTGCTGGGGCAGGCCATGGATCGAATGGCGACCGCCGTCGAGGATGGCCGGTTGACCACCGACCAGGCCCTGGACCAGCTCGGCACGTTTGCCGAGAAGCACCAGAAGGCCCATATCCGCAACTCCAAGAAATGGGCCAAGCCCAATGCGGAGTCGACCATCGCCAAGAAGGGCAGCGACGTGCCCTTGATTGATGACGGCCTCCTGGTCAACGCCGTCAGATACCAGAAGGTGTAGCGCCATGAGCTTCAGAAAACCCCATGTCGTACGGACCCGCCTCCCGGGGCGGCGAGAACGCGGCCATTGGATCGAGGGCGAGCCGGGGCCGGAGAAACAGATCTCCGCGTCGGTGCAGCCAGCCAAGGCAGCCGACTACGAGCAGCTGCAGGCGAACCCTGAAGGGCGGCGCGTGCGCGCGGCCGTTCGCATCTACACCACGGCGCAGTTGGCAGTGGCCGGTCAGGACTGGACCGGCGGCGACCGGCTGGTATGGGACGCCGCGCCAATGGCGGGCGAATACCTGCTGGTGGGCGTGGCACCCTGGCAATCCGGCGTCATCCCCCATTTTCGCTACCTGGCCGTGCTACTGGCGGACAACGAATTGATGCAAGCCCAGGATTCCCCGGCTACCTGGAACGGGGGCGGACGGGGCTAAACGTCCGCAGGGTCTTTCCCGGGTCCGGCCGGGCATTCCAGGCCACCGGAGAGGGCAGCGCCGAGTCGGCCACGCTGTAGCGTTGGCTGATAGTCCCATCGGCGCAGAATTCTATGGAACGAGACATGGCACCAGAGGACGCGATTTTCGAGCTGATCGAGGCGGCCGCCGCCGGCGTGCCCGTGATATTTGCCAACGAGAACGGCAACCGCCCGCGCCAGCCATATATCGCCATGGCGGTGCGCTGGTCGCAAGCCGGCCCCGCCGAGCGGGGAAGCGTCGGTGAAGACGGCTTGCTGTCCGTTTCACATCACACGGACGCCATCGTCGAATTGCAGGGCTACGGCGCCGGCGCCTTCGAGGGCCTGGCCGGCATGCAGCTGCGGCTGCAGCACCCCCTTTTCGAAGACCGGGCCGAGGCCCTGGGCCTGGCAGTGTTCGACCAGGGCCGCCTGGAAAACGTCCCCGTGTTGCGAGATGGCGCCCGCTACGAGCAGCGCGCGGTGCTCGAGCTTGGCGTCCGGTATGCCACATCCTTCGCGGGCGACACCAGCTTCATTGCCACGGTGGCCGGGGCCGGTGTCACCTCCGGTGGGCTGACGCCGCCGGTCGAGACGACCTTTTCCGTCACCGAGGGCGACGCGCCGTAGCGTCGCCGTCGCCCATTCTTTCGCTACATGGCCTCCGCCCGGAGGCCGCTTTCATTGGAGCCACATATGGCAAACCTCGATCGGATCGTCAATGTGGCGATCTCCCTGAACACCACCGCCATCAAAGAGCAGAATTTCTCCGACATCCTGGTGCTGGGCGCACACGTTCTTTCGGTGAACCGGATCCTGGTGGTTACGGAGGCCTCCGAGCTGCTGGACCTGGGCATCAGCCAGACCGACCCGCTGTACATTGCGGTGCGCGATGCCTTCAAGCAGATTCCCACGGTGACGCGCGTCTTCGTTGGCCGTCGCCAAGTCGACACGACCCGTGTCACGGTTACGCGCGCCGGCGTCGCGGACTACGAGGTCACGCTCCGCTGGCGTGCGCAGGACGGCACGGTGCAATCGGCCTCGCCCAAGTTCACGGGCTTGGCGGCAAGCACGCCTGACGATATCGCAGCCGGGCTGGTAGCCGCGGTCACCGCCAGCGGCGCTCCCGTGTCTGCCACGTCCGTCGGCGCCGAGGTTTCCATCACCGCCAGCACCGCCGGCACCGCCGTGGCCGTCTCGGTCAAGGGAAACCTGTCGGTGAGCATCCCCACCAGCACGGAAACGCCCACTGCGGCGCTCTCCGCCTGCCTGAAGGAGAGCGGCGACTGGTATGGCGTCACGCTGGCCAGCCGCGTCGAAGCGGATGTTCTGGACGCGGCCGAGTGGGTCGAATCCAACGGGCGCCTGTTCGGTGTTTCGAGCGACCAAGCCGGGATCATCGACGCGGCGGTCACGGACGACCTGGCTTCGAAGTGCCAGCGGAAGCAGTATTTCCGGACCCACGTTTGGTTCCATGGCCAGGCCGGCACCGAGGCGCTGGAAGCCGCCGTTACCGCCAATCGCTTCACCTTCTATCCCGGCGGCGAGACGTGGGCCAACACGCGCTTGGCGGGCATCAGCTATGACAACCTCAGCGAGGGGCAGGCCCTGGCGGCCCACGCCAAGAACGCCAACACCTTCGAGCAGATGCGCAACTTCGCCGTGACGCAGAACGGCAAGGTGGCGGCGGGTGAGTGGATCGACGTGATCCGCGGGCGCGACTGGCTGGCCGAGCAGATCAAGATCGAGGTCGCCACCCAGCTGATCAACGCGAACGGCAAGGTTCCTTTCACGGACGACGGCATTCAGATCCTGGTGACCGGCGTGCGCAAGGCGCTGATGCTCGGCCAATCGCGCGGCCTGATTGCGCCCGACGAAATGGATGCCAGCGGAAAGATGATTCCGGGATTCGTCATCACTGCTCCGCTGTCGATGAACATTTCCACCAACGACAAGGCCAACCGGATCCTGCGCGACCTCAAGTTCAGCGCCCGGCTGGCCGGCGCCATCCACGTTGCCGATATCAAGGGCAACCTGACCTACCAGCAACTCTAAGCGGAGCAATCCAGCATGGCTGTGAAAACCTATGCACCCAACCGGGTGAAGATCGTGATGGGCGCCATCGCCCTGAGCGGCCTGGCCGAAGACACGTTCGTGACCGTGTCCGAGATTGGCGAGGGAATCGCCTCCGTCGCCGGCGTCGACGGCGAGGTCGCGCGTTCGATGTCGCGCGATTCGCGCCTGCGCATCACGGTGACGCTGTTGCAGACCAGCACCAGCAACGCCCTGTTGTCGGCACTGCACCAAGCTGACAAGACGACCGACGGCGATGGCGCGGTGCCGGTCGCCGTTACCGACCTGCGTGGGAAGTCGCTGCACGCGTCCGACTCTGCGTGGATCGTGAAGACGCCCGACGCGGGGTATGCCGCCAAGGTGGGAACCCGCGAGTGGGTCATCGAAACCGGCCCGGCCGTGAACATTGTGGGGGGTAACACCTGATGAGCCGCACCAAGCCTTTCCAGATCGGGACAACCACGTTCCACGTCACGAAGTTCGACGCGCTCACCCAGCTCAAGTTGCTGGGCGACCTGCAAAAGGAGGTCATCCCGTCCGCCGGCGCGCTGTTCGGCGCCGTGATCAGCGAGCCGGGCGCGGCGCGCGACGAGCAGGCCATCATGGACGCGCTGCGCGAGCTGTCCAGCCGCCTGGGCGGGGACGACCTGAAAAAGTGGTTCGGCATGTTGGTGACTCCGGAAAACGTGAGCTTCGAGCTCGACGGCCGGGAGCCGCAGCCCCTGACTGACGCCCACCGCGGGCTGGCGTTCCAGGATTTCTCCGAAATTCTGGAGCTGATGTACCACGTCTTGATGCACAACTTCTCCGGCCCTTTGGTGCGCTGGGCCGGCCGCTTTGGTCCGGCCCGCGAGAAGCTGGCGAACCTGTCGGGGTCTTTGATCCCACCTTCGAACGAGAACTGATCGTCTGGCGGCCAATCCTGGCCGGTCATGTCAGCCTTGAAGCCGTGCGCCTGGGGCATGTTGACCTCCTGGACATCATGAAGCTGAACGCGCTCATGGACGCCCGGGATGCGGCCCAGGAGCAGGCGAATAGGAAGAACAACACATGACTACTGTTCGTGAACTGGTCACCCTGCTGCGGTACCAGGTGGACGAGGCGGGCCTGAAGAAGTACGAGGACGCCTACCAGGACGCTCAGGAGGCCATGCGCAAGGCCAGCGCCAAGACGGTGCAGTCGATGCGCCAGGCCCTGACGGGGGCGGTGTTCAAGCCCGGCGCATGGAGCGTGGGCGCGGGGCGGGCGACGGGCGGCGTACCCGCGCCCACGCTTTCCCGGCCGGCGCAACCTGGCTTGCCTTTGCCCGTGCGCGTCCCGGCCACCGGCGCGGCCGGCCTGGGCGTAGCCGCCGCCTTTCCGGTGAACGTCGCTGAGACGCGCGCTCGGATCGGCCAGGTCCAGGCCGCGTACGGCACGTTGTTGGCCAGGGCGCGGGCCGGCCTTCACGTTGTGCGGGAAGTGGGGATTGGCACCTGGGAAGGCATCCGCCTGGGAATTCAAGACGCGCGGCAGGCTCAGGAGCGCATGACGCGCTCGCAGTGGCAGGGCACCCGCGCGGTGAAGGAACAGGCCGGCGCATTCGCCGGGCTGCGCGGAATTATCGGCGCGGTCCTCGGCGTCTCGATCGTCAAGAGGATTTTTGGGGATATCGACGCCTGGGGCCAGATGGAAGCCCGCATGAAGCAGGCGACCAGCTCCGCCCAGGAGTACGCCGAGGTGGACCAGGAACTGGCGAGGGTGTCGCGCCTGACCTACAAGTCCTATTCGTCGAGCGCAGAGCTATTCGTGCGCACCCGGCGCACCATGGCGGACCTGGGCAAGACCACGCAGGACACCATCGACGTGACCGAAGGCCTGTCCCTCGGCATGGCCCTGTCCAGCACGAAGGCCCAAGACCAGGAGTCGGTGATCTCTTCGGTGACGAAGGCGATCATGCAGAACAAGCTGGGGATGGAGGAGTACAGCACGCTCATGCGTGCGGCACCCCGCCTTCAGGTTGCGCTGGCCGACGGCCTGGGCATAACCACCGACAAGCTGCTGGAGCAGGTCAAGGCCGGCAAGCTGACCACCGACACCTTCCTGCCCGCACTGCAATCGCAACTGGCCAAGATGCGCGTCGAAGCGCAGGACATGCCGGTCACGATCGCTGACGCGATGACCGTCTGGAATGACGCGTTCCAGCGGTTTTTCGGGAAGACGCTGACATTCGGCCGAACCGCGGTGCTGGGCGTTACCCAGTCGATCGAGTTTCTGGCGGACAACATCGCCACCGTCATCAAGCTGCTGGCGATCAGCGGCGGCGCGTGGGGGCTGGTGAAGCTGCGAGGCTGGCTTCGCCTGGCGTCGTTCCAGTCTGGGGGGCTTGTCCGGTCATTGGTGGCCGCGACGCGCGCGGCAATCGGCCTGGATTCGGCCATGGCGCTGCGCCGCGGGCCGGCCGGCGCGGCGCGCATGCTGGCTTACTGGAATCGCACCTTGGCGCCCATGCTGCGTATGGCGGCGGTCCTCGCCACGATCTACCTGCTGGTGGACGATATCGGCGTGTGGTTCCGCGGGGGCGACTCCGTATTCGGCGACCTGATTGGACCCGTGGAGGATTGGAGGAACGAAATCGAGGCCGTGAAGGCCGTGTTGGTCCAGGTGAAGGACTTCCTGGGTGGCACGGGCCAGGCGCTGGGGCCCTGGGCGAAGAAGTGGGGCACGATTGCCGTTATGGCCTACGGCCTGTGGAGGATCCTGAGCCCTGTCCGGGGCCTGATCATGTTCCTGGCCACCAAGGCCGTGCCCTTGCTGTGGAAGGCGTTCGCGATGACGCCGATCGGGCGTGTCGTCGCGGTGATTACCGCGGCGCTGTGGCTTATCTGGTCGAACTGGGACCGCATCGTGAAGTTCTTCGTCGATTCCTGGGACAGCATCCGCAACGCGGCCAAGGGCACCTTCATGGAGCCCGTCATCGACTACATCGAGGCCATCTGGGCGTTCTGGGAAGGCATTTTCAAGGGCGTGGTTGCGGCGTTCACGGGGGACTGGGACGGCGCAATCAAGCACTGGCACAACGCCTTCTCGGGGCTATGGAAATACTTCGATGAGATCGGCGATCGCATGGTTGCCAAGATCCAGGAGATCGGGGCCGCCATCACCAAGTGGATTACCGACAAGGTCGAGGCGGCCGCGAAGTGGCTGGAGCGGCTGCTGCCGGTGGACATGCTGACCGACGACCGTAAGGCCAGCATGAGCGCGCCAAAGGAGCTGCTGGGCCACAAGGCTGTCTGGCAGGCGTTTGCAAACGGCACGGGTGTTCCGCTCGTGTCGGCCGGTGCTGCCGTGCGCGCCGGCGCGCCTGGTGGGCGAGGCCCTATGACCGTAGAGATCCACAACGAAACCACGGTCAATGCGCCTGGCGCTGATCCCAACGCGATCGCAGGCGCCACCCGGCGTGGCATGGAGGCGACCCAGCAGCGCAGCGCTGACGCCATGGCCAGGTTCTTTCAGTTTCCGACCGGCGTCGAAGCGCCTCGATAGGGGGATTTATGAGCTTTGTGTCTTTGGTGTTCGGTTGGAACGGCGGCAGCAGCATCGGCGTCGTTCCGCTGGATGCCCTGTTGAGCGAGTCGACTTCGCTGGAAAGCCAGGCGACAAGCTACCCGGTGGAAGATGGGCCGCCCGTCACCGACCACGTGGTGCAGGAGTCTGAGCGGCTGCAGCTGGACGGCTGGGTGACTGCCGCCGAGGTTTCGCTGCTCGGCGGGCGCCTCGCTGGCCGGGCCGGCGGGGGCGGCGCCGGAGCCGGTCGTTCGAAGCTCATCAGCGCCAAGGCGGCGCTGCGGCAGATCCATGCAGACCGCCTGCCCATCACCGTGACCACGGGCCTGGACGTGTACACCGATTTCGTCATGGAGCGGTGCGAGATCGGCCGCGCTGCTGATGGCGGAGAACGGTTTTCCATCACCGCCGAGTTCAAAAAGATCCGGAAGGTCACCCTGCGGCAGGCGGATATCCCGCCTGCCAAGACGAGCGGCTCGGCGACGGGCAAGGCAGGAGCGACCAAGACCAACGCCGGCAAGGCGGCGCCGCGCGAGGTCTCGGACCTGAAGAGCGCCACCAGCGGCGCAGGCAAGAAGGCGAGCGGCATTCTCGGGGGCGGTCAATGATTCAGATTCCGGTGCTGGACGCAAACGACAGCTTGACCGAGGTCGAGCTGGACGGCGTTACGTACTTCCTGGGCTTGGGCTGGAACAGCGAGTTCGAGGCCTGGGCCATGTCGATCGAGAACGCATACAACGAGGTTGTGGTTGCGGGAATCGCCCTGGTGCCTGATACGCCGCTGCTGGCGCAATATCGCCACCTGCAGGTGCCGGCTGGGGAGTTGATCGCGCTCGCCCCGGACAGACGCAACACGATCAGCCGCGCGGCACTGCCCAGTGGCGAGGTGGGCCTGATGTATGTGAGTGTCGATGAGGTGCCCAATGCCGCGCTTTGACCGGGTCTACAGGCTGCTGGTGGGAAAGCCGAACCAGAAGGGCGTGGAGATCGTGCAGCCCATTCGTATTACCTTCGACGTGCGCAAGGACACGGAAGAGGAGCCTAACGACCACACGATCCGCGTTTACAACTTGGCCGCAGCTACCCGCCGCGCCCTGGAGGAGCCGGGCCTGCGCTGTGTGCTGTACGCGGGCTATGCGGAGGAGGGCGGGCCGCTGTTGATGGCGTCAGGGAGTGTGGTGTTCGCCTACACCAAGTTCGAGCAGCCGGATGTGGTGACCGAGTTGATCGTCAAGGACGGCTACACCGAAGTGCGGGATACAGCCATCTCGATTGGTCTGGGGCCAGGGGCGCAGGCCAGCACCATCATCCGGGATATCGCCCGCCAGATGGGCCTTCCGCTCGTCATGGCTGACGATGTGGCGGACCGCCGCTGGCAACAGGGCTTTTCGTTCTATGGCGCGGCTCGAACGGCGCTGCACAAGGTCACGCAGGGCACCGGCCTTGAATGGTCGATCCAGAACCAGCAGCTGCAGGTTGTACAGCGCCGTGGGACGACGCGCCGCCAGGCCGTCGTGCTGGCCGCCGACACGGGCCTACTCGGCTTCCCCGAGCGCACCAGGGAGGCGGCGCGCGAAAAGGCGAAGGTGAAGGACCAGACCACGGGCGACAACGTCAATCTGGTCAGCGCCCAGCAGCAGCGCGACGGCTGGCGCGTGCAGTCGCTGCTATTGCCAACCCTGAACCCCGGCGATCTGGTGAAGCTGGAAAGCAAGAGCGTTGAGGCATTCCTGCGGGTGGAAGGGCTGCAGCATTCGGGCGATAGCGCGGGCGGCAACTGGCAGACCGAGCTGCAGCTGGTGGACAGGTACGCGCCGCCAAAAACCAAGGCGAAGACATGAACAACCCAATTTCCGCGTTGCGCACGCTCATCTCGTCGGAGCTGGCGGACGTTTATACGACGCTGCCTGGCGAAGTCGTGTCCTACGACGGCGAGACCGTCACGGCGCGGCCGGCGCTGGCCAAGCGCCTGGCCAACGGCGAAGTGCTGCAGGCGCCGTTGATCGTACGGGTGCCCGTCCGGTGGTTCTCGGGCGATGTGAATGGCGCGCAGGCGCTGATCTCTGTGCCGCTGAAGCCTGGCGATCCAGTCACGCTGTCGTTTTCGGCGCGCTCGCTAGAAAACTGGCTGGCCGGCGACAACGGGCCGCCGGATGACCCGCGACAGTTCGACCTCTCGGACGCCTTTGCATCTCCGGTTGTGCGGCCTGGCGCCGGCAAAGCGGACACCGAGAACGTCAGTATTCAGTACGGGCCGGGGTCGATGAAGATCGCCCCGGATGGAGCGCTGACCATCAAGGTGCCTCGCAAGCACGTGATCGCCGATGAGACGGTTTTCGACAGCAATGTGACCGTCAACGGGCTGCTCACCTACACCCAGGGCATGAACGGCTCTGGCGGGAGCGGCGACGGCACGATCAACATCGACGGTAACGTCAACTTCCGCAACGGCGTCCTCACGCACAACGGCAAGAACGTGGGGGACACGCATAGGCATCCCAATGGCATGGGCGGCACGACGGAGGAACCCATCTGATGAGCGTAGACCTCCAGCTGTCTCCCGATCATGACCTGGCCATGGACCTGCTGGGCCGGACCGCCCTTGTCGACGGCGCGGAAAGAGTGGCGCAACAGATCAAAGTCACCCTGCTGGCGTTCCTGGGCGAGTGGTTCCTGGATACGTCATTCGGCGTGCCGTATTTCGATCAGGTCCTGGTGAAGAACCCTGACCGCGCGGCCATCGAGGCCGTGTTCCGCGCGCGGATCTTGGACGTGCCGGGCGTGTCACGCGTTCGCCGGCTGTCTCTGGCCATCGACCGGGCGCGGCGCGTATTGAGCGTCGAGTTTGAGGCTGATTCAGCCTACGGGTTGGCCAGGGGAACCGCCGAATTCTCGGCGCCCTAAATTTCTGAATCTTGAGGTTTTTCTATGGCTTACGGCGTCACGCCGGACGGCTTCGTCCGCATGCGCCTGCCGGAAGTCCGGCAGGAGATTGTTGAGGACCTGCGCGCGCGGCTGCTGGCCGCCGGCTACAGCCAGAGCGTGGAGACGCGGCCCGATAGTGTCACGGGCCTGCTGATCGACACCTTTGCCGAGCGCGAGGCGGCCCTTTGGGAGCAAATGGAAGGGGTATACCTGTCCATGTACCCCGGCTCGGCCACCGGCGCGTCGCTGGACCGGTCGGTGTCTTTCACCGGGGTGCGGCGCTTGGCGGACGAGCGGTCCCGCGCATATGTGGTGCTGTACGGCGCGGCGGGGACGATGGTGCGCGCTGGTGCCCGTGTGCGACATCGCGTGAGCCAAAACCTATGGGAGCTGGCCGCCGACACCACCATCTTGGCGGGTGCCGCGGCTGATATCACGTTGCAGCCGGCGCCGGCGCCAAACACCGTCTACACGGTGACCGTGGACGGCCAGCCCTACTCGTACACCTCGATGGCCACCACCAACCTTCCGGCCATTCTGGGCGGCTTGGTCGCAGCTTTGGAGCCGAGTGGCCTGGCGGTGTCCAGCGACGGGGCCACTGTTCGCGCGGCTACCGACGGGCGCGTTGCGCGCGCGTTCGCCTGGTCGAGCCAGCTCGCGCTCGTCCGCCTCGGCTCGCCGGCGTTGGTGCTGTCAGATGGCGCATCAGTGGAGGGCGCCGCCCCTGGTGACCTGAACGGTATCGTGACGGCGGTGGAGGGCTGGGACGCCGTCGATAACCTCCAAGCCGGCGTCGCCGGCAGGCTGGCGGAGAACGACGCCGCACTTCGGGCGCGGTATCCCACCGGGTTGTTCCGCCTCGGGGCCGCCACGCTGCCGAGCCTGGCGCCCAACATCCGAGACAAGGTGGCGGGCGTGCGCGCGCTGCGCGTTTTCTCCAACGATGGTGATACGGTGGACGCCGCTGGCCGGCCGCCGCATTCTGTGCACGCGGTGGTGGACGGCGGCCTTGACGACGAGGTCGCGGCCGCCATTTTTCAGTGCAAGGGTGGCGGTATCGATACCCACGGCGCGGTGCTTGTGATCGTGACCGATGGTGAGGGGGCCAAGCACCCGATCAGGTTCGACCGCCCCGCAAGGGTCTATGTGTGGGTTTCGTGCGCTGTGACGCTGCTGCCGCCATCGGAACAGGCGTTTCCACCCGACGGGTTCGAAACGATCGCGGCGAACCTCGCAGCGGCCGGAGAGGGCTTCTCCATCGGCGACGATGTGATCCGGCAGCGCCTGTTCGGCGCGATATACAGGACGGCGGGCATCTCGTCGGTCGACCTGCGGCTGGCATTCTCGACCGACCCGGCTTTCGTTCCGGCCCCGGATGACTACGTCGACGCCAACATTGAAATCCTGGATTCCCAGGTGGCGGCCTTCGACCTATCTCGTATCAAGGTGACCTGATGGACCTACAGCAGGATCATGCCGGCATTGCCTGGTCGCATTGGCTCGGGCAGTTTCAAGGGAAGCGGCGCATCGAAGCGCTGGTCAAGGCGCTCCTGAAGCCCGCCAACGGCCTGCAGGGCGCGCTGCGCGCAATGTACGAAGAACGGTGGCTGGACACGGCCGTGGGGCAGCAATTGGACGGCATCGGCGAGATCGTGGGGCTGCCCCGCGTCATCGACGAGGCGATCTATGTGCAGTTCTTTGGCTTCGCCGGGCAGCCGAACGTCACCGGGTTCGGCCAGGCGAGGCTTCGCCGCGCCAACGAGCGGCCTGTCTCCGGATCGACCAGATTGATGGACGCCGAATACAGAAAGCTCCTGTACTGGAAGATTGCCCTAAACAACGGGCACGGGACCACCCCCGAGATCTCCGCCTCCCTGAAGCCGATCTTCGACGTGTCGCGCGTGATCGTCCAGGACGCGGGCAACGCCAAGATCCGGATCTGGGTGAGCCGCATCCCGGGGCCGAACGACCCTCTGATGGCAAACCCATACAAATGGGTTCCCAAGGCCGCAGGGGTCGGTGTGCAAATTATCTCTGGCTCGACGGAAAAGCCCTTTGGCTTCCGCGAGCAGGGTTTCTATGGCTTTGGCGTCGGCGTGCTGGCGCGAGGAATTCACTGATGGCAGACACCAATTTTTTCGAACTGTTCACCGTCACCTGGGCGCAGGCCGGCACGGTCGATGTGATCACGGACGTGCAGTACAAGACCGGCTGGACCTACATCGGGTCGTTGCCGCCGACCGTCGAGCAGTTCAACAAGGTTCAGCAGCTCAACGATGAAAAGATGGGCTGGATCTACCGCCAACTGGCCGCGGTCGCCGCTCTGACCGGCCGGCCGCTCTCTGCCGCCGGCGACGACGCGATTTCCTTCGCACTTCAGAACCTCAACGCTGCCAGCCTGACCTCTGGCACGGTGCCTGTGGCCAGGCTGGCCGGAACGGCCGCGTCGCTGGTGGCCGGCGCCGCGACGAAGTTGTCTACCAGCCGAAGCTTCTCGATCGAGGGCGGGGTGACCGCCGGCGCCCAGCCGTTTGACGGGTCCGCTGACGTAAAGCTGGTGGTATCTGGCATCGACATGAGCAAGGCGACGGCCGGCCTGCTGGCCGTAGCGCGCGGCGGGACTGGCCTGGCGACGGTTGCGAACGGGGAATACCTCCTCGGCGCAGGCACGGGCGCGCTGACGACGAAGTCCGCGGCGCAGGTACTCGAGCACATCGGCGGGGCGCCCCTGGCCTCTCCGGTGTTCACCGGCTTGCCGAAGGCCCCGACGCCCGCCGCTGGCGATAAGAGCACCAGGGTGGCTACGACGGAATTCGTTGCTGGCAATTTTCCCCGGATGTATTCGATCGTTGCGCTTCCTACCCAGGATGTTGGTCCGATCGTCGTTATCGAATGCGCCGAAATCTGGTCCTGGTCTGCGAGTCAGTATTTCACGGGGTACCGCTCGCCGCTGTGCGGCCGGCCGGTGGACGGGCACACGGCGACCCCGTTGGCCAGCGAGACGGACGCCGTCGGTGGGCTCTTGTCGAAGGTGGACTACGCACCGCTCTGGGGCTATGCCCAGGAACAGGGCCTGGTCAAGACCGAGGCCATTTGGCAGGCGAACCGCGGCGCGCATTGGTTCTCGGACTTCTCGGCCACGCAATTCCGGGTGCCGGATCTGCGCGATATGTTCCGTCGTTTTACCGGAACTGACGCTGACACTGCAAATGCAAGAGCTATGGGCAGCCGTCAGAACGATGCGTTGCGCCTGCACGGCCACAGGGTGCGCGGCACGAATACAGCAACCCCGTTCTCGTCGCTCTACGCTGTGGGAGGTGCTGCCAACACGCTTGCTGGCGGCCAGGCTGGCGGGGACAACTTCTACGAGAAAGGTCCCGCAGGTGGTTCGTTCCCATACATCGAACAGACTGGGGGGGCCGAAACCCGGGGGCCGAACGTTGCCTATTACCCTCGGATCCACGCGTAGCCTAGACATGAATTCGTGGGTGATAGGCGGTGTTCGATGACCTGGTTTCCGGCCCCGTGTTTGCCGACACCAGGCCGGATTTCGGGAACCCGGCTTTGTTCGACGTGCCTGCGGGCATGAACCACCCTGGTCCCGAAGTCTGCTGGGCAGCCGAGGATTCAAGCAAAAAGGTGAGCGGTCCCACCTGGTCAGCTTGTCTCGACGCCATAGCTCTTGCATTTGCAGTGAGGCGGACGTCAAGCATGGATCCGAGGGTAGTAAGCAACGTTCAGGGACCGGGTCTCTTTCGACACCCGGGGCGCGCCTCGGGCGCCGTCAGAGATCGGATCGCGTACCCGGTTTGTCGATACCGCCCCGACCGGGGACTCGTAGGCGTCGGTGGTCCCATCCGGCTCCACGCGGCCACGCACCGCAGGGAAGTAGTGCAGGGCGTGCCAGTGGCCTTGGAATGCGTCGCCCTGCCTGCTGCCGGCCTCGCGCGCATTTGCAGTGAGGCGGACGTCAAGCATGGATGCGAGGGTGATAAGCAGTGTTCGTCGGGCGCACCCTCGCTACGTTGCCCGACGTGGGCGTTCCGGCAGTGCCTGGCGTGCTGCTGATCTTCATGCCCGGGGTCGGGCTGGCCACTTGCTCCAGCCCCCATACGGCGGCGGCCGCGGCCGAAAAGTCGGCGATCGACGTCAGGCCGGTGGGGCCACCGTTCACGGCGATCGCGCTTCCCGACTGCCGGGATGCCAACGCCCGTGCATTTGCAGTGCAAATTTCACTTCTTAGGAGAACGCAGTATGCAGAAAGACGTATTCCAGACCGACGATGATGGTCTGTATCTGTACCAATCTGTCGCCAATGAGCTGGCGCTGACGCCGGGCGCATTCAATATCCCTTTCGGCGCCTATGAGGACGCGCCTCCCACGCCGCCGGCCGGCAAGTGGCCCCGGCGCCAGGGCGGCGCGTGGGTGATGGTCGAGGATTACCGCACCACGCCGCTCTGGGTGGTGGAAACTGGCGCGCCGTACTCGCTCGGTGCCGAGCACGACGGCGCCGCTGGCAAGGTCAGCTATCCGGGCTGGGGTAAGTTGCCGGCCTGGCTGACGACGGTTGAGCCGCCTCAGCCGGTTATCGACGGCGAAGCGGGGGCATAAGCCCTAGGCCGCTATCGGCATGGCCTCCAGCTCGATCTCGCGCTCCCGGCGCATCTCTTCGAGCTGCTTGCGGCCCAGCGGGCTTCGCGCGAGCTTTTGCGCCAGCTCGCGCCCGTGTGGATGGTAGTAGCGCAGCAGCATGCGGGTGTCGACGTTGCCGTTGACCTTCGCCAGTTCGTGGATCTGGAACACCGTCGCGAGCTGTGAGGTGCCTTCGTGCCGCAGGTCGTGAAAACGCAGGTCTCGGAAGTAGGCCGCGTTGGGCCGGCGCCCGTGGTGGCGGCAGATTTCCTCATAGCGGAGCCTGGCGCGCCGGCGCGCGCGAATGAAGGCTCGGGTGACGGAGCCTGGCTGCATCGTAAAGATGCGACCGCGCATCGGCTTGCCGGTAACCCAGCGGCGCAAGGCCTCACGCGCCCTCGGTGTCAGTGGCACATCGCGGGCGCGCCCGTTCTTCGTGTGCGGCAGGTGGACCACGCCATGCATCAGATCCAGGTGCTCGCGCTGGATGCCGACCACCTCGGACCGCCGCATGCCTGTTTCCTTCGCTACCGTCAGGATGGTCGGCAGTTCTGCCGAGCGAGTGGCACGGATGATCCATTCCAATTCTTTGCGCGGGCAATCGTCGTCCGAGACGCCGCGCAGGGTGATGCGGTCGAACAGGCGGCGATCGCGCGCGTCGTCGATCGCCGGGCGCCGCACCAGCTGGACGGGGTTGGCCAGCTGATCGAATCCCCAATCTTTTCGGATCACTGTGTAGACGTGTGACAGGAACGCCATGCGCCGTACTACGGTCGCCGGCGCCCGGTCTTTGAGCCACTCGTCACGCAGCTCCGTCAAGTCTGAGCTGCGGATCCGGTCGACCGGGCGGATGGCGAGGCGTGTGGACCGCCATATTCGGGCAATGGACTGTTCGGAGGTGTGCCCCTTCTTCGTGGATGAAACCTCGGCCAGGTAACGCGTGAGCGCGTCGGCAAGGGTCGGGGCGGGCTTTCGGCGGGGCTGACGGCGGGACCAGGGTTTCATCGGGGCAAAAGCCCCAGGTTGTAACGCAATTCCAATTTTCTTGTTCCATCGCGCCCGCATTGGCGGGCTTTATCAAAGTCAGGAGGACAAATGGCAGAACCTGCAAGCACGGGGGTAATGGCGGCGGCAGCGACGGGCGTGACGCTCGCCGGGCTGCTGCCGGGGATCGACGGGAACGCGCTGATCGGCGCCTTCGCCGGCGCGTCGCTGTTCGTGGTGTCGCGGAAGGAGGGCGGCGCGCTGTCTCGCCTGGCGTATTGGGCCATTTCGGTAGTGATCGGCTACCTGGCGGCACCCGACGTTGTGGGGCTGACGCCCATCAAGGAAACTGCGATTGCGGCGTTTGCCGCCGCGGCGCTGGTCGTCACCGTGGCGCTGACCGCGATCGAGAAGGTCAAGGCATTGGACTTTTCGGTTTTCAGGAAGGGGGGCTGATATGCAAGCCGCAGCAGTGATCGATTCTGGCCACCACCTGTTGGTGGCCTTTCTTTTTGTCGTGGCGAATATTGCCTCGGCCGCTCGCCTGCTTCTCTACCGGCGCAACGGGGCGAGGTTCCGGCCGGGCATGTCGTGGCTGGCCTACCTGTTGATCGTCGGCACTGGAGGGCAAGCGCTGGATGTGCTTGTGCAGCATGAGCAGGTGACCGTGTGGCAGACCGTGGTGGCGCTTCTGCTGGCGGTCCTCGTCTATCGCGCGCAGGGCAATGTCGCGTGCATCGTGAGCGTGAGGCAATGATGGAACTGAAGAAGATCATATCGAGCGGGATCGGGCCGGCGCTGGCGCTGCTTCCGGCGGGCATGGACACGCCGGCGGCGCGCGTCATGCTGCTGGCCATCGGCCTGCAGGAAAGCCGCTTCGTTCACCGGCGCCAGATCGGCGGGCCGGCGCGCGGCTTCTGGCAGTTTGAGAAGGGCACGCGGGCGAGCCGTGGCGGCGTGTGGGGCGTGTACCTGCACCCGGCGAGCAAGGGCTACCTGGCTGCACTGTGCCGGGCGCGCAGCGTGACTTGCGACCCGGACGCGATCTACGCGGCGCTGGAGTATGACGACGTGCTGGCGGCCGGCGTGGCGCGGCTGCTGCTGTGGACCGATCCGAGGGCGCTGCCGCCGGTGGGCGACGCTGACGCCGGCTGGGCGCTGTACCTGCGCACCTGGCGGCCGGGCAAGCCGCACCCGCACATCTGGCCGGATATCTACCGCCAAGCGGCGGGCGAGGTAGCGCCGTGAGCGCCTTGGCGCGCGCCGCGGGCGCGCTGGTCGGGTGGAAGGGGTACGCAGCGGCAGCGATCGTCGGCGGGTTCGCGGTCGGCGCCGCTGCGTGGACGGCGCAGGCCTGGCGCTACACGGCGCAACTCGCGGAAGTGCGCGCCAGCCACGCCGAGGAACAAGCCGCCCAGGCCACGGCTACGGCGGCCGCCATCGAGGCGGTCAGAAACGAAGAAAGGCGGCGCATGGCCGCCGTGGAGATTGCCCGTGATGATGCCCAGAAACAGGCCGCTGTCGCGGCTGCTGATGCTGCTGGCGCTCGTGATGAGCGCGACCGGCTGCGTGCCCGCGCAAACACGTTGGCTCGCGCCGCAGTCACCCGAGATCCCGCCCTTGCCGACGGAAGCCCGTCAGGGGCCGCTGCCGTCGATCTGCTCGCCTACATGTTCGGCCGCGCTGTCGATCGAGCTGAAGCGCTTGCGGGCATTGCAGACCGTGCCCGCATCGCGGGACTGACGTGCGAGCGGGCATTCGACAAGGTGGGGGAGCGATGATGGCGCGAAGCGCCGGCTAAGCCGAAGGAGCTGAAGAGCGCTTTTTTGCTTCTGCGATGCGCTTCATCAGGGCCTCACTTTCTTTTAGTCGCTGCTCGCGAGATCGTAAGGTATCGGCAAACGACGAGATTTCGTCGATCCACTTTGCGACAGACAAGATATATGCGACGTTGGTTGCGAACAGGAAGCCCACGACGGCTACTTCCGCAGATGAGAGAGCGTGAGCTTGAGCGTACTCACCCAAGATCCAAAGGGCGCCGCTAGCAGTCGCGCAGACCGCCAGCACGTACCAGAAGCGACGGCGCATGTCCTTGCGCTTCGCTGTGTACCGCTCCATCTCTTTGCCCGAGAGCGTACCGACGCCTGTAGTCGTGTTCATCAGGCGGAAGAAAAAGAGTAGCAATGCGGAGACAATAGCGAAAATACCGGACAGGCTTTTTACAACCGCCGCTCCCCAGGCAAAGCTGGTCCATTGACCGACGGCCCAGAAAAGGGCGGTGATCAGAATGACCAGCAATGCGCGGGAGTATTTTTTCATTTCAAGTGGACACTACGCCGTTTTGCAGGAGGCCTGTCAACCAAGCCGCCAACTCTGTGTAGAAGTCATCAATCTGAGGAACGCCCGCGGATAGGTTCATGGTCAGGGGCTTGCTGATCTTCAAATCCGATCCCCGCACGGTGGTCCCGTCCAAAAGCTTCAGTTCTACAGAGCCTTCGTCTTGGTCACGCAACGCCAATGCAATGTCGTCAATCAGCTTCGCAGTGTCTTCCGGCTGGGACCGTGCGCGAGACGGGTACTTGATCTCGAGCCAGACTTCCAGGTCGCCGTCAAAGACCGCGGATTCAAGGTTGAGTTTAGAAAATTTGTCGTCGGGAAGGAAGCTCTTTATAAACTCCAGCACCGCAGGCTCTGGCTTGAACTTGGATACGTCCCTTTTTGATTTTTTGGGGGCCAGGGACATCGCAGTGTCTTCGTTCCCGAACTCCTTCGAGTCAACGGCGCCCATGAAAGGCCTTCCGATCGACAGGGCTTTGACATGAGACTTGCGAATCTTCTCCACTGTCGCGCGCTTGGGTTCATCCACCAACGCAAGGCCCTGGTCCTTTCCAAGTAGTTGCGCTTGGTCTCGCAGTAGCCAAGCCAGATGCTGCTCAAAGGCTGACGAACGCAAAGCGGCCGACTGGACCACTGCGACGTGGTTTTCGAACACAGCAAAGAGCAGCGCCCCGGGGACGAACTGTTGCTGCTTTTCCCCATTCTTCGGCGGCTCAATAGCGGCCATCATCAAAGAGGTCGCTTCGGGGTCATCGTCGACCACCAACTGGTAGCTTCCCCGCTCGAAAGTCACCATGGTACCGCATTGCACCCCACCGACCTCTTTGGAACCAGCTATCAAGCGAAAGGCGCTGGCGCCGGCATCGACGGCTTCCAGACGTTCCTTTACTTTTGGCCGTTCGGCCAGCGCTGCCGCGATCAATTGCTGCAGAGTCTGGGTCGACTCTGGCTGAATTCTTGCTCGGCGATAGTAGGCTTTCTTGGTCGATGTGGATGCTTTGATAGTCACTGCGTGCCTCTCTATGAATGGGTATGGCAACACTGGTGGCCTCGTCCTGATGCCGGCCGGTTCTGGTCTGATTGTATCTAAGTGCGTCTCGATGTGCTTTTGCCTGCTTCGGATCCGTGTTGCATGTCTTTGTTGGCACGTGGCAAAGAAAAACGCCCCAGCCCGTGAGGGGGCTGGGGCGAATGCTCTGCGGCGGCCGGCAAGGGCCTTGCGAGCGTGATAAATCTATCACGAATCTTCACCGCGGCCCCATGCCCTTGCGCAGCTTGCGCGGATCTTCTAGGAGCGCGGCCACGTGTCGTACTTGCCGCCGGCCGGCTTGTTGGGCGCACCGAACTTCTTGAGCAGCAGCTCGGCGTCCTTCAGGGTCTGGTAGTGGCTGCACAT